AGTCGCGCCAGATCGCCTCTACGTCAGCCTTGTCGATCTTTGCGAACAGGTCCCGCTTGGCTTGCCAGGCGATGGCCTGCAATTGCTGCGGGACGATCCCCAGCTCGTGCGCGGCCTCGCGGTAAGCATCGGCATAGATCGCATAATTCCCAGATAACCCGAGCTTAGCCGATTTGCCAGAGGCCTTCCAACCGGGCGGTTTGGCGTTCGACGGTGGCGTAAGATGCAGCGCATGCATCACCGGCGTCTCGGCCCCCGACGGCGAGCGCAGCAACGCGGCGCCGACCGCGTGGGTGTCGACCGTCACGTCCTCGGTGCTCGCCCGCGGCGCAACGATATTGTTGTAGAACGAGCGCACCTTGTGGCGCTCGCCCAGCGCTTCACTGATTTTCTTCAGGTCGCCGTTGCTCTCGGCGCATTCGATCGAATTGGAAATGATCTCGATCGATGACCAGGCCGCCTTGGCGGGCTCGCCTTTGGCGGTCGTCACCACCTCGCCGAGCTTTCCGCCCAGTGCGAATTCACGATACGACCGGGTCGAGTGCGCCTCATCGAAGGTGCGCACCCAGGCCGCTTTTTCAGCGAACGCCGTCAGCTCGCCGTACGACTTGCCCTTGATCGCCTCGACCAGCTCGCGATCTTTTGGCTTCCAGATTTGCTTGGCGACCGCGTCCATCTTTTCGTCCCAGACGTGCTCGCGCTGGGTTTGCGTGATCTCGATCACGCGATGCGCCAGGTAGATGTTCTGGTCCCAGTCCTTTTGTGGGCTGAGCGCTGCCATCACGCCGGCCGCGGCCTCCACGGGGAGGCCGTACTGGTGCGCATCCTTCTCGCACAGCTCGTGCGCCGCGTCGTACCAGACCATGCCGTGGGACTTCACATCGGCCGAGGCATGCTCATAAAGGAATTTCAAATTCGACTTCATCTGATCCGTAATAAAGCTGACTTGTTGATCGAGGGTTTTGCCCTTCAGATCCTCTTTGCGGAAATTCGGATAGCCGTGCTGATCATGAAACAGCTCGACCGTCTTCTGATAGAAGATCGGATCGGACTTGAGCGCCGCCACGTCTGGCCGCGCGTAGCCCTCAGCCTTGACGCGCTTGGCGGTGATGCGGCGCGAGGCCACCACCCCCTTCTCGGTCCACTGCCCTTTCGGATCACGCGGGTGCTCTTCCTCGCGATACGGGGCCTCGTCGTGCACCTGGCTGCGGCTGACCAACCGCGGCCGATCGCCTTCGTTCTCGTACAGCTCCCAGGCGTCCATGTCGTTGCGCACGGTCTCGAAATTCTGCGTGGCGGCGTGCGCCATCAGCATTTCCGGCGCCACGAACCGCCCGAGCTGGCGGCCCTCGCTGCCGCGCACGAACCGCTGCAGCGCGCGCTTGGCCGAGGTCTCGTGGGCGACTTGCATGAAGTGGCCCTCGACGCGATAGCCGGCGGCCTTGTACTGGGTGACCCGCTTTTGCAGCGCCGCCAGGTTGCCCATGGTGCCGTCGATGATCAGGTTGAGCTTATGGTCGCGCGCGACCGTCTCTGCGGTCTTTGCGATGTGGCTCGACTCCTCGTGCACCAGCGCGGCGTTCCAGCCCCGGTATTCCGGCAGCATCGCCTTGACGTCGTCGCTGTTGATGTAGATCGCATTGTCGGTCTTCACGGTGCCGTTGGGCCCGGTGTACCAACTCTTCCCAGACCCGCCCGAGCCTCCCAACAAATGCACGACCGGCCGCTCGCCTGACTTCGGCGTTGCGGCCTTAACCTTTTCCGGTGTCAGGATCTTTTCCAGGATGGGGCTGTGCAGCTCCTGGCGTGTGGGCGTCCATTTGCCATCGGCGGTCTTGTGGCCGCCCTGCTCGACTGGCGCATCGGTGCGCACGCTGCGCGCCAGCAGGGCGCGCGCGAGCCTGATCTTTTCGGCGGCGCCCGGCACCGCGTTGATGACGCGGGCGACGGTCTGGCCGGCTTCGGCGTGCTGTTCTGCCTTGGCTCGACGCGCTGCGAGCGCGGCCTCGCGCGCTTCCTGCGTCCAGCCGATATCAGCGAAGTAGAGATTAGGGCGAGGGCCTACGCGCCCGGAGTCTCGCGCTTGGATGAGCCGGGGTAGCCAATGATCGCGGATACGGTCCCAGGTGTCACCGATGTGTCGATTTGGGCGTGCGGCGGCAGATTGCTCAATAACTCGTTGATACGCTTGACGCGCTGCGTCTCGCTGTTCTCGGTCGCTGCCTTGCGTTTCGGCGCCGAGGAATTCGCCGCGTCCGCGGATGAGCTTGACTTGCGATCCATAGTCTTTCGCCGTTTCAAGAACTGCATGTATGACGGGTGCATCGTTGGCATAGACGTGGACGGTGGCACCCCCCGTAACATGTGGTTCGAGGGTATGAAATGCAATGCCGGCTTTTAGCAGCTTGTCGTGGATATTTTCAAGTGACCCTTGAGCATTGAACGAGGCCATGACCTCGGTGCCAACGGTTGAGGCGGTGAACAACAGCACCGCCTTTTGATCGGCGAGATAGCCTTTCATGGCGGCCGCGGCGCGCGCCACTTCCGGGTCGGCCGACGGCATGGTGGAGATCAGGCTGTTTTCGGCGCCGTCGCTCCAGGCTCCGATCGCGCGCTGTTCCCGCGCCTGCAGGTTCAGGGCGCTATTGATTTGCGCGCTGGCGAGAGTCAGCTCGCGCTGGCGGCGGGTATCGAGGCCAGCGCTGGCTTGCGCAAAGGTGAGATTGCTGATGTTGGGCGATATGAAGCCTTGCACCCAGCGCCCGTGCTCACCGCGCGGGTGCTTTTGCTCCTCGTAGGCGTCCTGGGTCTTGCCGGTCCAGGGATAGACCGCGCATCTACAATTCGGATGTACCGGCAGCAGCGCCAGCGCTTCGTCGAGCGTGAACGGCGAGTCGTCGGCGATATCTTCGCACAGCTCGCACACGTACTTATCGCCAGCGGTGAGGACGCCGACCAGCGGCTCTTCGAACTCCGGCTCTTCCAGCGCGCCTGCTTCTTCCAGCGCTTCGGCGATGATCTCCTCGACCGAGGCATCGCGCATGCGGCGCGGCGGCGCCACGGTTTCCGGCACGATGCCGACGCGCGAGAAGCCAGCGGCGCGGTAGGTCTCGATCTTGGCCTGGTTGTGCGCGGCGACGATGAGCACGTTGCACATGGCCATCAGTCGGTTGACCGCGACCTTGTCAAACGTGCGGCTGAGCAGCTGCCAGGCTTTTGCGGGCTTGACTTTGCGCGCGATGATGCTAGCGGCGTCACGACTCACGGTCTGCACGGTGGCGGCCGCGATGCCGATCAGCTCCTGCTTGGCCAGCTGCGCCAGGTGCACCGAGGTCGAGTTGTTGGGCAACAACTCGTTCTTGCCCACCTCAGAGAGTGCGACCTGGCGCCCTGACTTCCAGGCCTGATCGATGAAGCGAGCTGGCCATGGGTGATCGAGGAAATAGCCGGCCATGCTTTCGAGCCAGGCATGAAACGCGTGCAGCCGAACGGCGGGCTCGTGGTAGGCCATGACGCCGTCGGGCTTGAGCCCCAGCACGTCGCGATCGATCACCGCGGTGCGCATTTGGGCGCGCAGCTGGCGGAGCTGCAGCTTGGCGGCGGCGCGGAAGCGTGCGCGCAGGCCCGAGGTACCGGTTGGATCGCGCGAGCGCTGGGCGTCGACCAGCGCGTCCATCAATCCAACCAGATGATCTGCGACAAAATGAGCAGCAGCAGGACGATGGACGTGATGATGATCAGCCAGAACAGGACAGGATCATCGTTGTGAAGCCTGCCGAGACCCATTACCACCGCCATTGCCACCCCCGTTGCCACCATTGCGCGGCGGGCCGCCCGGCTGTGCCGGCTCCGGCGGTTCGATTGCGCGTTCCAGGCCGGCGAGACCGGCCTCGTGGGTCATCTCGCCCCATTCGTTGTCGTCGTCGAACTCGTCGATCGCGGCTTCGATGCCGGGATACATGAAGGCATTTTCGATCAGGAAGTTCTCGCGCGCCTTCTTGAGCACCTGCGGCGGCAGCAGGCCGTTGTCGACGTCGATCTTGTGAGCCTGGGCAAGCTTGAAGTTGATGTCGGCCTTTTCCTTGTCGTCCATCTGCCAGAGCGAGTTCCACACGTAGTGGATATCTGGATCACGGTCCCCAAACGTATGTCTGATCAGGATCTCGTCGAGCAGTCCCATCGCCGGTGTGAGCCGCACTGTTTGATCCGCCGCTAGCCGATCGTAATAATTTCTGATATCCGAATCCCCGGTCGCGTCCATGCCGGCAGGTGAGCGCCCCAGTAGTCTGGTCGCGGGGATATCCGCAGCACCAGCAGCAATGATCAGGTAGCTCATCAGCACCCGATCCATATTGGTCAATCGCAGTTCGCGGCGCTCCCATTCCTCCTCCTTGTCGAGCATGACGGAGTTGACGACGGACTTGGCAGCGTTGGCATTACTGAAGCGATCAACGAGTTTCTTGGCACCCTCGCGCGTTTCCATCATCGCCGAGAGGCCTTTGATCTTGATGATGTCGAATTTCAATTCGCCGATCGCGGCGCCGACCGAGGAGGTGACCAGGCCGGCGTTCTTGACGGCGTCATCGACCGGCTGCAACACGCTGTCGCCCCACTGGTCGGGGGCGCTTTCCATGCTCGGGTAGTCGGCACCGATCAAGCGAACGACGCGGCTCGGATGAATCCAAACCGCAGCGCCGGCCGGCATCTTGAGCACTTCCTGTTCCAGCTGCTCCAGATTGCCGACCTGCGGCGGCAGCGGGACGTTGGCGCGCATGTACCACTGCGGCAGTCCGAACCACGGGCTCGAGATGTCGCGCACCAGCGGGCCCGAGGCGAGGTGCCAGCGATCGACGACATGCAGGAATTTCAGATCGCCCTTGCCGACTTCCTCGATATCGAGTTCGCGTCCCCAGTCGCCCTGATCAACGCCGATGATGATGCCTGCCCCGCCGTAGAGCCGCGCCTTGGTCAGGGCGGAGAGCATTTTGTGCTGCAGGCCGAACGCGCGTTCGGTTTTTTCCAGCTGTTCGATCTGGTCCTGCTCGGCGACCCAGTTGCGCCAGGCGCGCGTGCTATCGAAGGCTGGCACGTCGACGATTTTGCGCGCCAGCCAGTCACCGCGATAGGCGGCCTCCAGCTGCTGCGGGCTGAGAACGTTGAGCGTGTATAGCTGGCTGACGGATTTATCGCGACCGAACAGCCCGAAGCCGGCGAGAAAATTACTGAAGGAGTCAAGCCACCAGGATTTCGGGCCGGCGACGACGTCAGCCATGCGCTCAGCCAATCATATCGCGCAGATATTTGGCGGAGTTGACGACGTTGAGGCTCGTGCCATCGGTCAGCTTGACGACGGCCTTGTCGGGGACGCCTTCGACGGCGGGCTTGGCCTCAACGGCGGGGCGGCCGGGAACTGGCGGGGTACCGGGATCGCCGGTTGCTGGGTTGGCGGGCGTGCCGGGATTATCGGGTACTGCGTCCTGCGCCTCGACGGCGGGCGTGCCGGGCTTGCCGGGGACGGCCTCGATGGTTGCGATGTTGTCGACCACGAGAACGAGATCCTTGCCGTCTTCGGTGGTTACAGAGATCGTTCGCGCCATATGGCTCTCCTTTCAGGGAAGCATGCGAAGTATTTGCCGGTGCGTTGGTTGCGGCACCAGACGGTGCCGAACGGGTCGCGGTGCTCTTGGATATGCGGGCAGCGCTGCGCGGTGCAGGCCTCGACCTTGATGTTGCGCAAGGCTGCGCAGTTGGTCAGTGCCAAAAGCAGCGCGGCGAGCGCGAGCTTAGGCAGGCGTGAGTCCGAGGATGCAGTAGCCGCGCGTCAGGCCGCGGAGTGGCGCATCGGGGCCGTGGAACAAGTCGGCGTCGGGACCATAGAAGCCGCGCAGCACGTAGGTCACCGAGCGCCGGATCTCGTTGCCGGTGTATTCCTTGCGCTCGGGGTCCCATTCGCGCATGAGCAGCACGTCACCGACGGCAAAATCGCGATCGTCGCGGCGCAGTTCGAACGTTTTGCGGCCATCCTGCACGGGCTTGAAGTACTCGGGCCAGGATTTGAGTTCGTGGGTGCGCGCGCCGCGGACGACGCCGAGATTGGCCTGCAGGCCTCCGCCGCCACCGAGATCGGTCATTGGCTCACCTCAGTAGCAGCTGCAGCGCCGCCCGTAGACCGTGGCACCACCAGCATAGTAGCCAGCGCGCCGTACCGCGCGGCGTGCGCCGCGGCGATAGGCGCGGCGGTAGGTGACGCGCGCCCGCCGGTAGGTGACGGCGTTAGCTTCATCAGTCGTCATCGTCAACACCACCCCAGGCGAGGATGGCGACGATGAGATAGATAGCGACACCGGTAGCGACGCAAACAGCGCAGTCGCCAAAATCAGCCAGAACGTTCCTCGCGGCATCACTCACCTCCTCGCTTCTTCCAACAGCTTGTCCACTTCCTCGTAGGGCATGTCCACCGTCAGTCTGGTGCCAGCGAACATGATGTCGGTCTGCTTGGTTTTGTCCTTGCCGATGTCCGAGGTCGGCGCCCAAGCGTGGCAGTATTCGCTGCGGATGCTGACGGTGCCGCCGCCCAGACGCGGGAACTTGACGATCGGCATCAGTCCATTCCGTAGGCGATCAGAAAGAAGATTGCCGCGGTCACCAGCGCGCAGGTGATGACGAACCCGAGCAGCACGCGATCGCGCTTAGCGCGTCCATACCACCAGGGCGCCTGCTGCCAGGGCGGCTCAGTTGGGTCGGGGTTGTCGTTCTGCGCCAGCATGCTGTTGTTGCTCACGCTGCATCCGCTCGGCGACTTCTTGCATCTGGCGCATGAACTTGGCGAACTGATCGCGTGGCCAGTATTGGAGCTGATAGCCCGGATCGCCCCATGGATTGAGATCATCGGGGATCGATCCGAGCAGCGGACTTTGCACCAGCATCATTTCTAGGTTCCTTTCGGCGCTACCACCAGGCAAAGAACATCAACGCCGACGCATACATGATCACCGACAGGCCGATTAGGATCAGCAGATACTCCCACCAGGTGAACGGACGCATCAGCAGTTGACGCACACCGGTGGCGGATCAGGTCCAATAGGCGCGTCCGGGTACGTCGAACGAGATGCGAAAGGGCATGTGGCCACCGCCCTGGATGGCCATCAGCAAGTAGATCAGCACCAGGATCAGGAACACCGCCCAGACGACGCGCTCGACCACCACTGGCACGGGCAGAAAGCTCTTGATGGCCCACAGTGCCACGTAGACGATGGCACCCAGGATGATGACGCCGAGCACGAACCATAGAATGGCGATGGCCAGATTGATCATGTCATGCCTCCTGGCTTAGGTCCGGGGACTGCCCACAAGGCTGATGGGGTTTGGGGGACACAGCCGGTTAGTCCATCCACCCGAGGGGGCTTTCGGAGGGAGATGGGGACTAGTGTTCAGTCCCCGGATTGGGGAAAAAGCCTGGGTTTGCGAGTGTGAGGGTGACGGGCTCGCCGCGGGCGTGGGAGGCGATCAGCGTCTTGGCCAGCTCTTCGCATTGCTCGGCATCAGCAAAGTGCAGCGCGATCGTCATGGTCTGCCCTTTAATGCTGATGCTGGCGTGGTAGTCGATGCCCCTGAAGATGTCATTCATGCGCGCACCAGCACCATGCGCACGAGCCATTCATTGAGCTGCCCCGGGATTGCCTCCTGCAGGCCGATGGTCAGGCCGGTGTCGAACCAGCCGGCGCCCGGGTGATACAGTTCCAGCCTGAATTTCATCATCACATCAGCGCGGCGAGGTCGCGCAGCTTGTTGCGCAGTTGGGCGGTGCTTTTGCCGGTTTTGTCGACGTCGCGTTCCCAACTGATGCAGACCATTTCGATATAGGCCTCGATATCGCCGCCGAGTTCTTTGAGGGTAAGCATGCGCTCTTCGATATAGACCAGCGCTTCACCGAACGACGCCTTGCCGCTGACGAGGCGCTGTTCGAACAGCACCTGGCCCGCACCGATTTTATGTGCGCTGTTCGCACACGGTGGTGGTTGGGTTTTTCTTGGCATAGGCGGGGGTGACGTACTGGCCGGTCTTGGCGTCGCGGCAGTCGAGCTGCGGGCGCTTGGTCTTGGCGGCGGCCGCATAGGCGATGGCGGCGATCAGCACAGCCAGGATGAGGAGCGCGACCGAGGTGAACTTGAGCATGGATGGTCTCCGCTAGATTTTCATCACGCGCGCGTGGCCGGTACTGAGCATGACTTGGGCGAAGTCGCGGCCGTCGGCGAGCGTGATCGAGCCGTCGAAGCGACCGCCGAACTTATCCCAGCCGTGCGAGGTCACCTTGCAGAGATCGCCGGGCTTGAGCAGCGTTTGGGCAAAATCGCGGGCGGCGTTGCCGGCGGTGGTTTTGAGCTCCGGCGCATTGATGCCGTAGATCCGGCAGGAGAGCCGTGCCGAGTCATCCCAGCCGCGGGCGACGATCATGTGATCGAAGCCGAGATCGATATCGAGATCGATGGTGTCGCCATCGTGCACCTCGACAACGCGTGCCGGGTATGGGCCGAACACTGCCATTGCGATCCTCATTCGCTTTTGCCGATGCCGCCTGGGCCGCCGCGCAGCAGGCGCAGCCGGTAGAGCGCGCCGAGCTTGTCGCGTCCATTTGTGGCCTGGGCTTCGGTGATGTCGAAGGCTGCCATCAGTTGTGGGATGGTGAGGAGATCGAAGCTGCCACCGCTGACCATGGCCTCGATGCGATCGAGCTGTTCGGTGATGGCGTCGAACCGGTTGCTACTCCAGTTCGGCCAGGTCACAAGCGTTCAGGCTTCAACTCCACCTGGCTGATTGCCAAGCGAAGTTTTGTAGAACCTCGATTTGACTCTTGCGATCAAACTTGATGTGGCAGTCGCGGCACAGCGTGATACCGTTACTGACATCGAAGCGCAATTCTGGATGCAGGCTGAACGGTTCAATGTGGCACGCATCCAAGCCAATCTTGTTGATGCCGTTGGCTGGCTTACCGCAGTGGCAGCACTTGTAGCCGTCGCGTTCAAACACAGCAGCGCGCCAAACACTGATTGGACCAGCTTTTCTACGGCGAACGATATTGTTTCCGTCACTCCGGCCATCGATGTAGAAATGATTTTTGTTTCCTGTCAGACCTGGTTTGCCGAGGTGGGCTTTCGAGATTTTCTTGCGCCACTCCGGGGAAGCTGCGAGCCTTAGCGTGGCTTGCCGCATTTTCTCTTTGCTAGCTTCTGAGTGGCGAAACCCCTTGCGTGGCATATCCTCTCCCTGTTATAACTTATCTACGATGCTAGTGCATCAATATTATAATATCCGTCGCCGGTGAGTTTTGCGAACGCGCCGCTGCAGGCGTCGACCTGATCCTTGTACTTGCCGTTGGGGAAGGCCTCCAGCTCGGCGAGCAGATCGCCCTGCCAGGGGCCGGCGAGCAGGCGGACGTTGCCGCCCTGCACCTGTGCTGCGAACGGCTCGGCGCGCACTTCCTTTGAGCCGGTGACGCGATCGCCGAAAACGCGGAAGCCGCGCAGCTCGCGGATGGTGGCCTCGGCACTTTCCTTGCCGCCCGAGCCGGGTTCCTGCTCGACATAGATCTCGTAGCCCCAGCCCCAGGCGTCGCGATCGATCTGGGCCCAGGCCTTGATCTGCTCTTCGCGTTCCAGTGCGCCCCAGCGGCCGCGCACGACGTGGCCGATGACGTAGGTCTTGTTGCGCATGGAGTGCATCAGCACGCCGGCGGTGTAGGCGCCCTCGCCGCCTTCGGTGCCGGCCTTGTCCCAGTAGCGCACGCTGGCGCGCACTTCATTGCGATCGAAGATCGGCAGCGTGGTGAGCTTGTCGATCGGGAACATGCCGCCGCCCATGATGATCGGGTGCTGCTGGTACTCACTTTCCCAGCTGGTCTCGGTCATCATGGCTTTGCGTTCCAGGAGGAACGACAGCGGCTTGACTTGTGGGAACAGCGCCTGGCCGCGCCTTCGGGTTGGCCGGTTTGGTTCGGTTGGATCGCAGTATTCGTTCTCTTCCGCGATGGCGGGGAAGCGCACGATCTTGACGTCGGGGAATTTCTCCAGGTAGCGCCCGAGCAGATCGTCGACGTGCCAGCGCGTCATCAAGATCAGCATGCCGGAGTTGGCGGCGAAGCGGGCGCCCCAATCGTCGGCGAACCAGGCCCAAGTTCTGTCACGAGTAGTTTTGCTCATGGCTTCGGCGCGGCCCTTGTGCGGATCGTCGATCACGCCGAGGTGCAGCTCCATGCCGTTGATGGCGCCCTCGATCGTGGTGTTGCGGAACGAGCCGCGCCGTTCAACAAATTCGATCAGCGACTGATTGCAGGTCCAGCCGTGGGCGCCGATGTGCGTGCCGGGGAAGACGCCCTGATAGCGTTCGCTTTTGAGCACGCGCTGCAGGTTGGTGTTGGCGGAGACGCCCAGCTCATCGGAGTAGCTGGCGAAGATGATTTTGAGATCGGGGTTCTTGCCCGCGATCCAGGCCATGAAGTCCTGCGCGGCCCAGCTCTTGCCGTGCTGCGGCGGAGCCATCAGCGCCATCTTCGGGCGCTTGCCGGCCTCGAGGTCCAGGTAGAACTGCTGCAGCTCCAGCGCCAGCACCTGGGTCCACCAGTTCCACTGCATGTCGGGGCGCATGTAGCGGCGGAAGGCGTAGAACTTCTCGCGCACTTCGATGGCGGCGCGGATCTCCGCGGCCTCGCGCATCTTCTTGACTTGCTCGGGGGTGTACTCGACCTGCGCGGTGGCGTGCATTAGGGCAACCACATCCTGCGATCTTCGACCTGCGGGCGATGCTGCTTGAGCCAGGCATAGGCGGCATCGAGCGTCAAGGCGAAGCGTTGTGTCATCCAGACTGCCACGGTGAGTGGGCTGCGCTCAACGCCGGCCCCGCAGTGAACCAGCACGCCGCGGTATGATCCGTTGGCCCAGCACCAATCGATGTAGCGCGAGGCCTGGAACAGTTTCTCGGGGATGACCTTGCCGTCGTCCCCGAGGATGCGGTTGTGCACGCACAGCGGTTGATCGGTGTGCGGGCCCTCCAGCATGTTCATGCAGAAGAACCCCTGGCCACGGGCATGATCGCAGCTGTTGCAGGTGCCGATCCACAGCCGTGGCAGCACCTCATTGGCATCAGCGATCATGCAAAGATGAATACTCCGTCATTGAGCAGCTGCGCGTAGCTGTCGTGGATGCCGACCAGCAGCACGCTGGTTGAGTCGAACGACACCAGATCACCCGCGCTCTGGTTCTGCACCGTCACCTGGTTCTGCGTGAACCCCTGGATGGTGATGTGGTCAAGATTAGTATGGAAGTTGGTCCAGGTATCATGCCCGTCGTTGGCTGCCAGCACCAAGTTGATCGAGCCCGCGCCGTTGTTGACGATGGTGTCATTGGCGGGGCCGGAGTTGATCTGGCCGTTAGTGGTGACGCCAGCCTTGACCAGTACGTTGTGATCAAAGTTGGCGGTTTCGTCTACCAGGTAGTCGCGCCCATTGAGCGCATGCGCCATGATCGTAATGCTGGACTGCGGATGCTTGCCGATGTCGGACCATACTGCCGTTGACATGGTAGTCTTCCCTTGTGCCCCAAGGGTTACCCCATCATTGCTGTTTAGCCGTGGAAAACGCTGTCGTTCTTGTGCGGCTGCGCCTTGCTGGCCCAATCCTGCACGGCAGGCTGCAGTTTCTTGATCCAGGCATAGGCCTGCGTCAGCGGGATGTTCTGCCGGTCCTTGAGCCACAGCGCCAAGGCCAGTGGACTGGGACCGAGCCCGGTCAGGTCGTGCAGCAGCACCTGCGCGCTGCCGCTCCACACCCCCATGATCAGGCGCTCGATCTGCGTCAGGTTGGTCTGATTGACGAAGCCGTCGGCGTTGAGCAGCGGCAGCCAATGGCAGCGCTTGTCGTCGGTGTGCGACCGGGCATCGCAGTTGATGCATAGAAACTGAATGCTGTTGCGCGCGCTGTTGCAGCTCGCATTGGTGCCCAGCCATAACCGTGGCACGATCTGCTCCGCGCCGATCAGAGATCCGGGAACCGGAACGGCCATCAAGTCACCCTTGTTTTACGAGCCACGATAGTCGAGAGTTCCAAAAACCCGGAGCGAGCCACGCCGGATGAGAGCACCATGCTTAAGGAGCGAGCCATAATCGCTGAGAGCACCAAGCCTTAGGAGCGAGCCAATCCTGCGGAGAGCACCAAGAACGATGAGCGAGCCACTCGGCCTGAGAGCGCCACAAGAACGGAGCGAGCCACAGCCTGCGAGGGCACCATAAAGTGAGAGCGAGCCATGAGCTGTGAGAGCACCAAAGTACGGGAGCGAGCCAACCCGGGAGAGAGCACCAAGAACTGCGAGCGAGCCATTGTCTTGGAGAGTACCAAAAGTCAGGAGCGAGCCATAAGCCTGGAGAGCACCATCGGCGAGGAGCGAGCCATCGCGGAATGAGAGCACCATGCAGAGCGAGCGAGCCCATAAATCGGTGAGAGCACCAAACCCGACGAGCGAGCCAGTCCGCGCGAGAGCACCAATGCGGAAGAGCGAGCCATTGATTTGAGAGAGCACCATATCCGGTGAGCGAGCCACCGCGCATGAGAGCACCAGAAGCGTGGAGCGAGCCAGCTCGGAGGAGAGCACCAAAAACCGGGAGCGAGCCCAATGTAATGAGAGCGCCACAAGTGAGGAGCGAGCCATTGTTTGAGAGAGCACCACGTGAAGAGAGCGAGCCAATCGTGCGGAGAGCACCAAAAAGGACGAGCGAGCCAATGCCTGAGAGAGCACCATAAGGGGCGAGCGAGCCATTGTGTTGGAGAGCACCAAGCGTGTGGAGCGAGCCATTGATGCAGAGAGCACCACGATCCCAGAGCGAGCCCTTAGGTCGGAGAGCACCAGAGAGCATGAGCGAGCCATCAGCCGAGAGAGCACCATAAGTGATGAGCGAGCCATACTACTAGAGAGCACCAGAACCACGGAGCGAGCCAACTTCGGAGAGAGCACCAGATCAGCTGAGCGAGCCAAGGTGAACGAGAGCACCAAAGAAGCTGAGCGAGCCAATTTGACAGAGAGCACCAAACCGTCAGAGCGAGCCAAAAGGCTTGAGAGCACCAGCATTGGAGAGCGAGCCAAAAGCAGCGAGAGCACCAAAACTCAAGAGCGCCCTGAACAATGATCTCCTACTCGCATAACTTCGAAGACGTCATCCTGGCCCGCGCGCTCGGCTCGATCACCCACGGCTTCTACATCGACGTCGGCGCCGCAACCCCCATCCACTCCTCAAACACCTACGCCTTCTATGAGCACGGCTGGTGGGGCCTCGTCGTCGACCCGCTGTTCCGCCTGTGGCCGCAGTACCGCGCCGAGTGGGAACGTACCCGCCCGCGCGACCTCCTCGCCGCCGTCGCCGCCGGTAAAGAAACTGGCCACACCGAGTTCTGGGTCGCCGGCCATATGCAGTGCTCTACCGCCTCGCCCGAAACCCTCGCCTACTTCCGCAAGCTCGGCTCCCAGATCCCCGACCACGGAACCATCGTCAACGTCTACAGCCTCACCACCATCCTCGACGCCACCGCAACCTCAGTCGCAGCCGCAGGCGGCCCCATCCACCTCCTCACCGTCGATGTCGAAGGCATGGAGCTCGACGTCGTCCAAGGCCTCGATCTCTCCCGCTACCGCCCCTGGATCATCCTCGCCGAAGTCACCAAGCCCGGCACCATCGAGCTGGCACCCCACGCCGCCCCGCTCTACCAGTACCTCTGCGACAAGGATTACGTCCGCGTCCTGTTCGACGGCACCAACGAGTTCTACCTCGATATCGAGCACATCGAGCTGGCGAAACACTTCAAGCTCCCACTCAACTGCCACGACAACTTCAAGCTCTACCGCGAAGTGCTGCTCGAAAACCGCATCAAAGAACTGGAAGAAATCACCAACCCAGCCTTCGGACGATGAACATGGACCGCGAAACAATCCAGACGTTGCTTGATCTGCTCAACCCGTTGCATGATGAGCTTGATCGGCAAACATATGATGAGAAGGTGCACGAGAACTTCGATGCTCCCCGCGACCGTGAGTACGAGGTCACGATCACGGAAGCGCATGAGCGCGATCTAACTCAAGCTGTCCTGATCCTAGAAGATCGTCTGCGACAGGCGAGGGCTACGAGTTCATAGAGGCATAAAGGCCCGTGGACATTGATAGAACAGGAGTGGGCGATCCATGGGTGGGCTCCTTTAATTTTGAGCGAGCCGGTTGACTACTAGAATAGCCACGATCAGCGCGACCATAACCGCCGCCTTCCATGCGCTGTCCCACGCCACCCGACGCGGCACACCCTGATAGCCGTAGGCAACGGCGTAGCGTTGCAGACCGGCAAGCGCGGCGATTGCTGCGATCCAGAACATTCAGGCCCTCTTTTATGCCGCGCGGCTACTTCTCCTTTGGGCTGAGCGTCCCCCCCCTTCACGCCGCCAGCGCCCGCCGCACCGACGCAACACTCACCCCAAACCGCTCCGCTACCCCGCGCAACCCAACACCCCCAGCCCCATACGCCGCCCTGATCTCTAACGCCTTCGCCGCCCCAATCTCAACAGGCCGACCAATCGCCTTCCCAGATCGCGTCCCCTTCTCCCGCGCCCGCGCCATCCCCGCATTCACTCGCTCCCGGATGATCTCCCGCTCAAACTCCGCAAATACACCCAACATCTGAAACATCGCTCGCCCTGCCGGCGTCGTCGTGTCCAACCCCTGCTGGTGTAAATACAGCCCAGTCCTCGTCGCCCGTAAGTGCAACAAAAACGTCGTCAGATCCTGCAAACTCCGACCCAGCCGGTCCACCGACCACGCCATCACCAAATCAAACTTCCCCCGGCTCGCATCCTTGTGCAGCCGGTCAAACCCAGGCCGCCGCTCGCGACCCTTCGCCCCACTGATCCCAAGATCCTCATAAACCCCAACCACCTCGTGCCCCAGCCGCGCCGCAACCGCCCGCAGCTCCCGCTCCTGGTTCTCCGTCGTCTGATCCTTCGTGCTCACCCGCAAATACAGTACCGCGCGCATACCCTACCTCCTCCAAATATGGGACCCATTGGCGTATTAGGGTACCGTTTCGCCAGAAGGTCCAACCATGGTTCCAGGAGGGCCCCGAGCGCGCGGCCGACTGGGGCCCCTGGAAACCTACCGTTTTGGGAATGAACATTGCTCCGCGCACCCTCCAATATGGGCGCGCGCTGTGCCAAATGGAAGTCCTTTTGTCACAGGTTATTAGAGGCCGATAACTTGTTTATTTTCAAGGGGCTTATAACCGAATTTCAGGGAGGGTTTTGGCACACTTATAATATACCAGAATACCGATAACTAGTTATCCTGACCATCCTCAGATACGACAGCATCTATGACTAATGCAGCTTCGCTATCTGGTAGGCGCGTACCTTTGAAGTCGAGGCGGAATATCTCGGCGCTCGGCGGCAGCCCGTGCTTGATCAGGTCCTGGTCCAGCTCGGCGACAGACGTGTAGTTGATCTCGGCCCGCGTGATATGCGCATCGATCGCCTTGGGCGTGATCATGCCAAGCATGGTGACGCCGTTCCTGATGTCCTTGCGGATAGCGGCCAGCACGAAGCCGACCATTCCATTTTTGCCCTTGCCGTTTTCGCCATATGCGCAGAGGCCTTCGATGATGGCCTCGCGTGACATGCGGGTTGCGTAGTTTGGTTTGTCCTTGGGGCGACCTGGTCCGCCTTTGCCGCCTTTGACGAAGCCGTGGCGCTGTTTTCGATATTCTTTTCCGGCGAGCGCGCTGTTGGACATTTTGTTACATTATACGATTTTACCGCTCTTGATGTGTGGTGCTCTCAAAGGCAGTGGCTCAAAACGAAAAAACGCCCGGGCTGAATTCCAGGCGTTCTTAACCTTCCGGCCGCTTTTTGATGTGCGTGTGAGGCTAGCCAAAATTTTTTGGCGCGCAAGAGCTTTTCGCACAACCTGGGAAGTTTTGCCCCCAGCTGGGCCTCGGGCGCGGCGTCCAGTTAACGGACTGCGCAGCGCCCCCAGTTGCGCGTCAGCAGGCAATCTGGGGGCGCGTTGCCCCCAGTAATATTGCCCCCAGTTTTTCTTGGGCTACGCCCAAAAAACTGAGGGCAACTGGGGCCGCGCCCTCGCGAGGTGGGGGCAGCTTCCCCCAGTTTCCCCCAGTTCGCAAATTACTGGGGGCGACACATTATTATATAGAGCCGGGCTCATTTCGGCTGTTGGTTGGCACAACTTTTTCGCAGTGCATGCAAACTTTTTACGTGCACTTGACAGAAATTGTGGTCAAAGCGGTTTGCGCATGACCTGGAAGATGCGATTGCCCGAGGAGGAGATCGGCGAGATCGTGGGGTGGCACGGTCAGTGGTGTTTACGAGATCGAGGGTTCAAGCCGGAGGGGCAGCCGTGGCGGCGACTGTATTTGCTTGCGCCGGAGGAGAAGCACTTGCCTAAAGAGAAGCGTAGCAAGCGGCGGAAGCTGGCCTATCATTTTGCGTGGAATGGCGAGCGGCTAAGTCGCAACAGTGATGCTGTGCAGCTTTTGAAGAATTATCCGGCGGTCCATGCCGCGGTGTTTGAGATGTGTAAGAAGGCATTTAACTGAGCCAGGAGCGCCGAGAGCACCAGAAGGTCATGAGCGAGCCACCCCAGTTGAGAGCACCAGGCAATGGGAGCGAGCCACGCCCTACGAGAGCACCAAAGTATATGAGCGAGCCACGCCGGATGAGAGCACCATGCTTAAGGAGCGAGCCAGAAACCGGGAGAGCACCAAGCCTTAGGAGCGAGCCACGTCAGTTGAGAGCACCATAAATCGGGAGCGGAGCGAGCTTAGGCCCTCTTGCAATTCTCAAGTAATTATTGATAGGCTATTCAAGTAAGCCTTTAATTTGCACGGCTGGGGACTTGGCGTCGCGGTTTTGCGCATGGCCAGGGCAAGGCGCCAACTGGTTAGCATTGCTGACCCGATTGCATTGGGCCGTGGGTTTGCGGCTGCCGGCGGGCGCTTGGCCACGGAAGGTTTTGAGATCGCCGCACGGCTGCATGCGGATCTGCGCGAGCAATGGACGACGAAGCCAGTTGGGTTGGGGGTTGCAGAGGCCTTGGCTGGCATGGTTCGGCCGAAGCCGATCCGGGAGAACTTGGTTAGCTTAGCGATCGAGGCCGAGCGTGTGGGCCGGCTGGCGGTTGCCGGGCTGATGCTGGCGGAGCTGCGGATCTCGTTTGGGCGGGATGCCGACTGGAGAGCGTTTGCAGGCCAGCATCTTCCATTTGGGTTGGAGCGTGCTGAGCATCTGATTGGCGCGGTGGTGCACCGCAATTCGATGGCGTACTGTGCCAAGTGCAAGGCCGGCGTCCGCTGTGAGTGCTCCTGTGGCGTGCCCTATATCCCCGAGGTGCCGTGGGAGCGTGAGCCTGCAGCTCTGCCGGAGCCGGTGCATTCAAGTTCGGCTTTAGAGCGGGCGCTGGCGGCGATTAAAGCTGAGCCCGGCAAGTCTAACCGGCTGATCGCGAAGGAAATTGGGGTAGCTGACGATACCGTTAGGCGTGCTCGCAAAAAATATGAGGCCGATCGCGCACCTGATCGCGCACCTGTACGCGTTGGTGCTGACGGCAAGTCCTATCATCTACCCACGCACAGCCAAAGGCACCGAAAGGCACCGCCGCCTGATGATGGCAGCCTAGCGAATGAATTGGTGATTGCGCCGCTGGTGAAGTTCGCGACCGCCTACGTCAACACCATCAATGAATTTGATGACCGCAAGCTGCGCACCGACTTCACGCGCGAGGATCGGGATGCGATCGCGGATACATTTTACTCGATCATGAATGACCTGGGTTTGCTCGCCCAGCGTTTCAACGACGTCACCCTTGAGCAACATCAGAATGGAGGAATACACCAATGACGCGTTATTACACGGCCCCCGATGGGGTGAAATATCCGCTGACTGAAGCGCCCTACTCGATGAGTTTCACAATCTATCGCTCAGACCGCCACAAAGCGCACGCTGGCGATCCGCACAGCTGCCTCATCGCGATGGGCATCAAGCGCAACCGCGATGTGAAAGACGTCTTCATTGGAACGGGTCGCGACGCTTACGTGGTGTTCCACGCGCGTGATGATCAACCGGCCCATGCGGTCCACTTTGTACTGGGGATGACCACGCGTCGGGTCATTGATGCCTTCGATCTCAATAAGCGCGCGACGACCATGAAGATCGAGCTGAAGCGTCCGACCAAGGGCAGAACCCTGGAGGTGCGACGCACGATGGACAAGAGCCGCCGCCAGAAGATCAAAGACGGTGCGCACACAGTCAAAAAACGCGCCACGCCACAGACGAGCCGTATGCGGCGGCTCGGCATCGCCCATCGGCCACGCCCGCAGATCTCCAATGCCGGCAACGTCAGCGCGGCGGAATAGCCGCACCGTCCATCAAAGCTGCGCCTCATCGAGCACCCGCCCGGGCCGCATGCTTTCATTGACGCGAAGGCAGGGGCTCGGCACGTTCGGGCCCTTTTTCTTTCCGGTCTTGACCGGTTGCTGGACAATTTCGACGACGCGCTCCTTGACCCAAGCGGCCAGAATATCGCGCGCCTCCTGCTCGCTGCATTGCAATTCAGCCTGGATCACGTAGCCGCCCCAGCGACTTGTAATGCGACTGCCGCGGCCTTCGGGGTTGGGCGCAAATGGATCACCAGTGCGATCACCAGCATCGGTCACGAAGCCGATGTTGAACTTGTCGAGAATCGCGTTGGCCTGCAGCTCGCTCATATTGTCGAAGGCACTGGGTGATCGCCATGGCAGCAGAATGCCAACCTCATCTGCCGGCTCCCCATCATCGCCGGCATTCGGCAGACCAACCGATATTTTCTCAAACCACCTGGCGCGCTTGGTGACCAACGTGACATTGGCCTTGGCATCGTCAAAGCGCAGATAGCGCGCGCGCTTTTCGTCATCGATGTTCAACCTGGTGGCCTCTTCGACCGTCATGCCGAACAGCGTGCAGACAATACGGGCAACCCCAACCAACGAGCCGCCACCACGCGCAGCATCCATGTCGCCGGCCATCTGCTGAGCGTATTTCTTGGCGTGATGCACCAGCAGCACCGCCGTGTTGGTGCGACGCGCCACCTCGCGCCACAGCACGGCCGCCCATTTGAGCTCCGAGTTATCGTTCTCATCCCCGACAAAGGTCTCGGCAAACGGGTCAACGATCAAAATATCAAAGTGGTGCGTCATGATGGTCGCCACGATCGCATCCATCACCGGCGTGCGCGTGACGGCCTTGGTGCGATGATCGGCCCGCGCAATCACAATGCTCTCAGGCTGCGCTGCAAACGCGAGATTGGGCAGCTGTTCGAACTTCATCACCTTGGCAGCGCCATAAAGCCGGCGCTTCATCTCATCCTCGTCTTCCTCGGAATTGATCACCAATACCCGGAACACACCGCGCGGCCGCCAGCCGCCCCATTCCGGCGTGCCGCTCGCACACACCATGCCGAGCTGCAACGTGAACAGCGACTTGCCAGAGCCCGGCGGCGCCACCAGCAAGGTGATGTTGCGCCGGAGCAAGAGGCCAGGCACCGCCCATGGCCGGCGCGGAATCGCTTTGCCATCGAGCGGAAATGGAAAGATGACCGGCACCTCGGCCGGCTGCTGATCCTTGCCATTGATCTTCTGCGCACCATCGTCTGGCACCTCGTCGAGTATTTTCTCGAGCCCCGACGGCGGCGGAACAGGCGGCGGTGCCTTGGCGACCTCCTCCGCTAAAATTTTCTGGATCTCATCGACGCCAAAATGCGCAGTCAGGTCTCGGCTCTCAGCCAGCGCATACAGCTCATCAAGTGCATCGTTGCGCGCAATGCCGTGCCAGCTGCTGAAACATTCATGCACACCGTTTTTCCAAACGGTGAACACCGCATCGCGCGCCTGCATCGGATGCAAGGCGGTCGACGCCGCAATCGACATGCTGCGCCCGATCGACGCGAAGCCCTCTGCATAGGTTCGCCCGATCGTCGCACGCTGATCATCGGACTCGTGGATCTCATCGACCACGACCGGCTCCTGACCTAGCTCTGGACGGTTTTGTGATTCCGTGTGTTAGCGAGCCACGGGAACTCTTGGCGCAACCGGTCGGCAGCCTGCTTGACGGTCGCATCGTTCGCCAGCGCCCTGCTCAAACAAAGCCACAGCTGATCTTCAATCAGGCGGTAGTCGACGAACTTGCGGCCCTCCGCTTCCTCCGCCAACCGCTTCGCCCGATAAGCATCATTGAAGTCGCGTAGCACACCGCTGCCCTTGAGCACGTCCATCACGGCGCGCGCGCGCCGAGAGAGATCGCGCGTCTTGTCCATCACTTGATCGTGCCGAGATACCCGCTTGATCACCTCGGCGGCCTCAGCAACGCGCTCGACTATCTTGACGACGGTATCGAGTTCAGCCGAAACGATGATCGGCTCTTCAATGTTGGGAAACATCGCGAGCGGCGCGCCCGCAAGCCACACCGCGACCTCAAGCTGATCACACCATACCACCCATTCCAGCTGGAAATTCTGCCCGCGCAGCCAGTTGTTTGTCTCTCGCAGATTGGTGCTTGGCCCAATCCGCAGCATGCCGCCCGGCCCGCGCGCAATGTAAAGCGCCGCCGTCTTGCTCGCGCGCAAATAGCTGTTGGTCGCCGGATCTGGTAATTCAACGGCCACTTGCTGCTGCCTCCAGTGTCGCCAGCATTTCTGCCTCACAGCGCGGGCAATAAACCCACAGCTTGCCGTCAGCGCGCAGAATCAGACGCAGCGCATCCATGGCGATCTCCCGATTGCACAATGAACACAGGCCATCGGTGCGTAACCGTGGCGTGCCGAGCGAATGTAGGTCCATGACTCAGAACACGACCTCCTCATCGGCAATCAGACCATCGGCGATGATCTCCGCCGCCTCAAAGCTCTGACGCAGAACTTGCTGAACCGAGTAGCGCCCACCAAACCAACGCTTCGCCATTAGTCGCTGCAGATCCAGCTCAAAGGCATTGGCATAGGTGTCGAGCTGAAACGCTAACAGCTGGGGAAAGCTCGCGCGCCGAAACAGATAGCGGCCTGGCCACACGATCGCCCGCCACATCAGGCTGATCTCTTTGGCCGACGGCTGCTCGCGCCGCCGATTGCGTGTTGAGGTCCAGTCCTGGTAGGCCGCCAAAAACTCCTGAGATAGCGTGCCCTCAACCGCCATTTCCTGCATGTCGACCGACATGCGACCCATGAACCGATCCCAGTCGCATGAGAACGCCGGCCACAACGAGCCGACGTGCGCAGTGCGCTCGCCTGGCAGCTGCTCGATCGTGCGCCGCGCCTGCGCAAAGCGCGCAAGCACATGCGGCGCATTCCAGGCCTCCGGCTGATACTCAGGTGGAGGCAGCCCATCGAGCGGATGCCAATCATCAATGACCTCGCTGCCGACAAACAAGCGTGCCATCTAGCCTCCGCGAATGATGTGGATGATTGCTGCGAGCTGGTCGGCGAGCTTGCTATCGCCAAGCGCCAACCGTTTCGCAACCGTACGAACCGCATGAAGGATTGATGTGTGATCACGCTGCATCGCTTTGCCGATCATGGTCGTGCTCATCCGGTGTTGCGGGAGGATCGAGAGCAAGTACGCACAGATGTGCCGTGGACCAACATCTTTGGCCATCCGGGACGGACCAACGAGATCGGCCTTGTGCAGGCCGAAGTGATTGCAAACCGCCTTCATGATCGAGTTGATGTCAGTTACTTCCGGCGCGCTGGCGACGTGCAGCACGTCGCGCCCAATCGGCGCTGCTGCGCTTGGCACTGCTGGCGGCGCTGCTACTGCTGGCGGCGCTGCTACTGCTGCCGGCTCGGGTGCCGGCGCCGGTGTTGCTGCAGGTGGCGGCCTGTGCTTGGCTTCCGCCGCTGCCGCTGCCCGCTCAAACCGTTTCAGCCGCTCCTGACGCTCCCGCCATAGCCGCTTGCGCAAGCTCTCGGTGGCCCGTCTCTCGTCATCGCTCAGCACCTCGATATTCATTGTTGTCTCCTCCCTTATTCCTTGGTCGTGGTAAAATCTCGTGCTGCTGCAGCAGCTCAACAGCGCTATCAATGTCGCTGCGGATCTCGTAGCGGACGTTGATGACGCCGCAATCTGTTTGGAATTGTTTTTGCGCTGGCGTTTGGCGGCCGCGGCGCGCCTTTAGCTCTAAGAACAGAAGATCGAGAGCCGCGGCCTTGTCTCGCCAGATGAACATGAGATCAGCCACACCCGGCCGTACGCCCATGGCCTTGAGCTTGGCCCCCAGCGCATCCTCGCGCAGTTCACCGTTTGGAATGTGCATCCAAATCACGCCTGGCCGAACCTGCCACCGCAGCCGCTCGGCCAATGCGATGTGCAGCTGCAGCTCCTTGGGTTCGGGCGCCCGGATCTTGCGCCAACGGCCTGAGAACAGCTCTTTCTGTTGCCCAGAAAACGTCATCTACCTGACACCCTGATTTTGGGAAAAATTTTTTTGTTGCTCGACGTCCTCATCCTTGCCTGGGAATTTCAAAGCTGTCCGCACCGCCCCCACCGCCTCGGCAACGCGCGCTGAGTTGACATCAAACATGTCGGCAAGCACCTGCAGGGCAACGCCGCGGATCAAATAGAAGTATGCGACCTTGAGTTTTTCCTCGGGTGTCAGCGAGGTTTTGCGTTCATAGCCGCGCGCTTCAGTCATGCAGCCGCCTCCGACACTTCATTGCCCCAGGCATCCCAACCTGGCCGAGGTGGTCCACGCCGATTGAGTTCGATTTTTCGAAGATTTGGAAAGTAGCTCTCGATCAGTTCAAGAAACTGCTCGGGCTTGGCTGAATGTTCCTTGCGCGCGATGGCGAATACCGATGGAAATTGATCGCCCATCGCAGGTGCAGGTATGTCACCCCTGGTGCCGACGAGCAGGAGTTCATGCCGATTGCGGAACCAATATCCGGTGCCAATGTGGACCTTGTCCCATATCGCGTGGCTTCGATATTCGAATCCCCAAGCCTCCATGACGCGCATTGCATCACGCAGCATGGGCACGGTCGCCCACAAGAACAGAACGCAATCATCAGCGGCAATCGATGCAACATCTCGGCTGGCAATTTCATCGGTGACGCTTGTCGGATAGTGATTGTCAGCTGCACGATCCATGCCCGTCTCACGACTGTATGGCTCAAAGCGCCATTCGGGGTCGGCAACGATGACGCCGTAGCGCTTGGCCGGGAGTGCCGCCTGCTTGGCGGACAGCTCGTGCTCGCGCTGGGCACGACGCTCGGCTTTGGTTGTCCCCTTTTCGGACACTTTTGTCCGCTTTCCGGACACGTCGTCATGGAGCGTCGATTTGCTTATCCCCAATGCCTTCGCCGCCTGCCGCTGGCTCACCCCGGCTTCGATCAGCTTGCTCGCCATCTCGCGCCGAGCCGCGACAGTCAGGCGCAATTTCTCCGGTGACGTATGGCCTTCCTCGATGCCCCAATCGACGAGATCGCGAATGTGAGTCAGCAAGCCGCCAGCGATTTTGGTGAAGCGTTCGTCGCTGCTCATGGTTTCAAAATCTCCGGTCAAAATGGGAGAGTAACCGTGGCGTAATCGTCAGGATGAACACGAAGTTCGTAGAGATGTAGATAACGTGCCGGCACATTTTCATCGCCATCATCAAACATCAGATTTTCTACAGCCTCGTCATCGAGGTCATCAGCATCTAACTTCCAATGTTCTTTTAATATGGCGCGAACAAAATCTAAGGCAGCGTGTTTGCTTGCAAACAGAATGAGTTCAATCACGTAAGGGCTATCTGTCCAGATTGGATCACCGGAATTGTACACGGCCCAGACATACTGTTCTGGAACGGCCAGCAAACGGCGCTTCATCTCATTTAGTTCACGGCTCGCACTCGATTGCCGCGGGGGCTGCGTATGACCTGTCATTTCAAAATCTCCGACAATGGAATGAGAATGTTGCAGAAGCGGCCGCCGTCACCGCCACCTTCGTGATAGCGGCCTTGCCGATAAGCCTCGCGCGCCAGCTCTTTTAGCCGCTCGATTGGAAACATCAGATAGACAAGCGTGCGGCCATCGCGCCGCAGTTCATGTACCCAGCAGTCAGCTTCGGTGTTCGCAATGCCCGACGGGCGCCCGTTCTGCCGGTATTCGATGCAGATGTTGCCAGTCTGCTCCCACTGCCACGTCTCGCTTTTCAGCTCGATGCGCTCGATGCGCATATGCTCAAAAATGTCGGCCAGGCGACGCTCGTTAATCAGCGCCTGATCGAGCTGCAGATCGAATTTACCGTCACGGTTAAAAGTGATCTTAGGCTGCACCGGCGCCGCCTCCCTTTCTATCCGTTCATAACCGGCACCGTTCTTTTTCTTTATGTCTGATAACTGACCTTCAGCTGATGACTGCGCATTTTTCAATTTCAAGTCGCACTTGACATTTGGTGTTTGTTGTTGCTTTGCTTGCCCGTTGGCGTTTTGCGTTTTGTGTTGTTGGTACTTCGTTGTCGCTTAGCCCGTCGTTGCAATGCGTTGGTTCGTAGATACTCATAAGTGGCAAGCGGCAGCGCTGAATCGGGCCGAAGTTCATGCCGTGGAATGCCAGTCAGCCGTTCAAGGTCGAGAACCCACTCCAACGGGCACATGGTCCACTGATGCACCGCCTGCGGCGCCATCCCCAGCTCGCGCGCAATGCGCGTGGTCTCACCACGCCGCGCAGTCACCCGCGCCCAGGTATCGCGAGCGCGCGCCAGCGCGGTTTTATGCTTCATTTGTCGAGGCTTAGCGGCCATTTTCACGTCCGCCTCTGGTGTCGGCTGAGAGAATTCAAGCTATGGCTGAATTGGGGCGATGGTCAAGAGGCGATTGAAAATGGCAGCTGACAAAGATCGCGGGCGGCGCAGCAGCCCCGGGAGCTTCGGCAGCCGGCTGTTGATCGCCCGCCGCAGCAAAAACCTCACCCAAACTGAACTGGGCGCCAAGCTTAGCGTTACTCCCCAAAGCGTCAGCCAATGGGAGAAGAACCAAGCCCGTCCGACCTATGACAAGCTCAAAGCCCTCGCCGGCATTCTCAACCTGCACGTCGCCGAACTGCTGGCAGACCCGCCCGCTGATCCGGCCGAACTGGCAGTCCGAACAACCCAGCTCACGCGCAAGATCGTCGACGTCACCCGAACGAGTGACGTCGCGGTCAAGACGAAATCCGTTAAATCACTTATGCCCAGAACGCTCGTCCAGATCGGCGAAATCCACGAGTTTGATCTCAAACCGAATATGACCAGTTTGAGCGAGGTGCCGGAATTTCGCAGCTGGCCATTGCCGCCGCACCTATTCGCCCACACGCGTTCGCCGCCCGATGTGCGCATCATGCGCTGCACCCAGGATACGCTGGCGCCGCAGTTTGCGATCGGCGATCACGTGTTCATCGACGGCAGCGCCAATAGCATTGTCGGCACGCGCGGCTTTTATATTATGAGCGACGGCTTTGCCGTCCTCATCCGTCAGGTCGAGCCGGTCGCACAAAAGGACGGCGACGAGCTGTCTTATCGGCTCTCCAGCCCCAACCCGGAAGTCCCCGCGCGTGAGGTCAAAGCCACGAACCTGCGCATCCTCGGCCGCATCATCGGTAAGGTGACGATGTATTGAGCCTGATACGCGTATGTGTTATTGACATGATACGCATATGTGTTAAAGACGGGCTTGGTCCTCTCTGTGGGAAGCTTGGCAATGACGCCAGCCCGGTTTGATTACTTGCTTGAGCATTTCCGCAAGCGCTGCAAGCCGACATTGAGTAAATCCGAACACCGCGAAGCCGTTGCACGTTTTCTTGGCGTGGACGCGCGCACCTTACAACGCTATCGTCGCGGCCCCGGGCCGGTCCCGCGTACCGTAGCCATCATCGCCACGATCATGCACCGCAATCCCAAGATCACCATCGCGGTGATCGAGGTCTGGTTGCGCGATACGCTGTTCGATTTTCCGCTGTACGATCAGACATTTTGTCCGATATTTCAATTCGCACTTCAAATTTAACGAAAAAATAATTCAACCGTCACAACAGTTTCGCACATTCCTCAAGTCGAACTTGTTCTACGGCATTTGACATAGCCAAAAGCGCGAATATCCTTGTTGTTACAGCGCATCGGCTATTTCTCCAACGAAGGAAACCCGAGCACCAGTCCCTGCCGTCAACGTCGATCCAGCAGGGCCATGGAGAGACGATCCATGAATTCAGAACAACAGAAGAAGGTGGTCTTCTTGTCTGAAGAAGAGACGCCACCCGCGGCTGAATTGGTGCAGATGACGAACCAGTTTGGCGCTGGCCTGTTCCACACCGCCGACTACCTTTATGAATTCTATGGCGATGACGGATTCAAGTATTTCGTGAACCGCATGCGGCGCGTACTTGACAACCTCGCGGCTTCGCGCTCTTGATTAGGCGAAATTAAAGCCAAAATTGAAAAACTCAAGCCGTCGATGTAATGGCGGTCGACGGACTGTCGGCCATGATCGAACGCATCGCAATCGAGAGCCGCGAACAGTGGCTTGCCGCCCGCAAGAACGACGTCACGGCGAGCGTAGCCGCTGGCTTGTTCGCCGAAGTCCACCCCTATGTGACCCCGCTCAAGCTCTACTGGCAGCACAACGGCGTCGACTTCCCCGACGAAGAAAACGCCGTCATGCGCCGCGGCCGCCTGATGGAGTCCGCCGTCGCCACCACCGTGCAAGACGAACGGCCGGACTGGCGGCTCGAAAAGTGCAACGCCTATTACCGTGACCCCGAGCTGCGCCTGGGCGCCACCCCCGACTACCTGATCCTCAACGATCCGCGCGGGCTCGGCGTGCTGCAGATCAAAACCGTGGAGTGGTCGGTGTTCGACCGCTACTGGCACGACGGCAACGTCACCCCGCTCTATATCGAGATCCAGACCCTGATCGAATGCATGCTGGTCGGCGCCACCTTCGGCGTGGTCGGCGCCATGCCGATGCCGCCATCGATCAATCTCTATTGCTGCATTCGCGATGTGCCGCGCACACCTGGCGCCGAAGGCCGTATCGTGCGCGCCGTCAAACAGTTCTGGGAAGATGTCGCCAATGGTCGTGAACCGCCGCCGGACTACGGACGCGACGCCGACCTGATCAAGCTCATCGCCCCGCGCGAGTCGAGCGGAAAGATCATCGATCTCAAAGGCGACAATGAGCTGCCCGCGCTGCTGGAACAACGCGAGCAGGTGATGGAAATGATCACCAACTACGAGAAGCGCAAGGAAACAATCGACAGCGAGATCAAATACAAGATGCGCGATGCCGAGCGCATCATCGGGGTCGAGGATTGGTCGATCACCTGGAAGACCCATATCCAGCCCGAGCGCATCATTCCCGAGCAACCCATCCGTCGTTTCAGCGTTCGTCGCAAGAGGACAGCACATGGCTGAACAACAAGTCATCACCGCCCCGGCAAAACCAAACGCCTGGATGCAGCTGCGCGGCTTTCTCGACGCGCGCGCCAATGAAATCAAGATGGCGCTGCCGGCCCACATCTCGCCAGATCGGTTTATCCGCGTCGTGATCACGGCGGTGCAGCTCAATCCAGATCTACTGACCTGTGATCGCGGCACACTGTGGAATGCCTGCATGCGCTGCGCCAACGATGGCTTGCTGCCGGATGGCACTGAGGCGGCGCTCGTGCCGTACAAGAGCAAGGTGCAATACATCCCGATGTACCAGGGGCTGCTGAAGAAATTCCGCAACAGCGGTGAATTCAAATGGATCACCGCTGGCCTGGTCTACGAAAACGACGAATACGATCACTGGATCGATGAGACTGGCGAGCATTTCCGCCACAAGCCCGCCGACGATCACGACAACAAGAAACTGCGCCGGGTTTATGCGCTCGCCACCACCAAGGACGGTGGCTCATTCATTGCCGACATGTCGCTCTCCGAGGTCAACAAGCGCAAGGCCATGAGCCGGACGACGCGCGAGGACGCGCCGTGGAAGGCGTGGCCCGACGAGATGATGAAGAAGACCGCGCTGCGCGTGCTGTCAAAGCTGTTGCCAAAGTCCTCCGACCTCGACGCGCTGATGCAACGTGATGAAGGCGCCCTGCTCGGCGTTGAGAGCGTCGATGATCGGCGCCAGGCGGTTGCCGATGCCGACGCCGGATCTGCGCTGCAGCAGTTCGCCCAGCAAGAGGCCGAGCAGGAAGCGCCAGCGCCGGAGCCACAACCCGCGGCAGCTTCGCCGACCCCGGAGCAGCCAGCACAGGCTGAACCAGAGCTTGATCTCGATCCAGCCAAGCTCAAGGCCGCCTTCGATCGCGGCCGCGAGGAACGTCGCCAAGGCGTGCGCCGCAACAAGCCGCCGGGTGAACTGCGCGATCCAGCTCGTGCGCAAGAGCTAGCGAGCTGGCACGACGGATGGGACAGCGTAGGTCCCGAGGAAGAAAGCAAAGATGGAGGAAGGTGATGACTGATGCTCCAACACCAGTGCCGATACGCTCCAAACTCAATCACGGCCCCGAGTTTGATCCGATCAAACCGTTTCAGGAAATGATCACGCGCATGACCTATGGGCAATTGATGGGCGTTGCGCAGGGTCTCATCGACACCGCCAGTTTAGCTGATCACATTTTTACGGCGGACACGAAGAAAGAAAACCTGGCCGCGCTCCTGCATGAATGGGCGGTGGCCGGCACCGATCAGGACTCGCGGTAATAACGCCGCGATAGCCGCCGCTGGCGGGCAATCTCTCGACGCGCTGAGGAGAGATTGCATGTGTGCTGTCGGCGGCGGCTCCCTGTTTTTCTTGACCGTTTGGGGCAAAGCCATGGGCAAGCTTGTTCTGCTCAAACCGCGCGATCAGCTGCTGCGCGACAGCCTGGTGATCCTGGTGCGCAGTCACCTGGAACGCTACGGCGACGCCGAGCCAATACGCAACGAGGTTGGCAATGCATTGGCCGAGATCGCCGCCATGGTCATTGCCGCGTCGACCAACCCGAATAAGCGCAGCGAGTTGATCAACCAGATCGATCAGGAACTGGAGAGGCAGCGGTTGTGAGTGAGTGTGAGTTTAGCGTGTGCCAGTTCTTCTGTGACGGCAGCTACGAATATGTCCGCCGCTGGGTAACCGCCGAGGAGGCGGTCAAGGCCGCCAAGCATTACACCGAGAGCGCCGGGGCGAGGCTCGGCACCACGGTGCGGGTGATCATCACCGACGGCGGCGACTTCACCAACTTCGAATGGAAATACGGCCAAGGCGTCACCTATCCACACCACGACGGGACGCAATTTGTGGGCGATCGGGATGCCTAAGCCAACGAAGAAGTCAAAGCGGAAGCTCGTGCTGCGGCTCAAGCTTGATCCGCACCCCGCTGCAGAACTGCACGACGTGATCGTCAGGCTCGGGGACGCTATCACTATCTTAACGGCGCTCCACCGCCAGCTGGAATTGACGTGGGCCAAGCTTCGCATATCGAATCGCCGTGCAAAGAGGAAGCGAAAATGAACCAACACGTCGAGATCGCGTTATCGGCGCCGGTGTTTGATCCTGACACCCAGATCGATCAGCGGTTCTTCTGGTGGGTCGAGCGCGGCAGGCTGTCGGCCGGGCTCACCTGCAACATCGGCATGGAGTGAACGGTCTATGCGGGCGGCCGCCCGCTCTGGCAGCTCTCGCTGAGCTTCCATGAGCCAGGCGTCAGCCCGCTGTCGGTGCTCCGGTGGAGCCCGACCATGATGAGGAAGGCGGAGGCGGCGCGCGACAAGATCATGCGCGGCGTTGGCACCGACGAGCCGTGGGTGGTCGAGCACGGCGGCTGGTCAATGCACTACCGCAAGCCGCTGCGCGTCGATGAGGTGAACCGCATGGCCCCGACCCAAGACGTGCGAGCGAGAGAAGGACGCGTATGACTTCATTTCTCAAACCGGGCGCCCCGCATCACATCGACGAGATCCGTTCGCCGATCGCAATCATCTTGCGCTGCAGCTGCGGCTGGACCCGCAGCATCAGCCGGCAGCAGAACGCCCTGGCCCGCGCCGCCAAGGTGCGCGCCGCCATCGCGGAGCACGAAAAGGCCTATAAAACAAGGGTTTCGACTGAGGGCTTTTCAAGTAACGCTTGAAAACCTATATTAGTGGAGTCGCGTAGTGACCGCGGGGAAGCTTCAAAATCAGTTGGCCTATCCGCCGCGGGCGCTGCGCGCTGATCGAGCCGCCGCCTATCTCGATATCTCCAGATCGCTGTTTCTTGATTTGGTCGAGCAAGGCCTGATGCCAAAGCCGCGTAACTTGCGTGGCGCCCCGCGTTGGGACCGTTTGGAGATCGAGGCGGCGTGGGACGATCTACAACCTCGCGAGGGCCGCGAGAACACCATGGATAAGGTTTTAGGATTTAGACGCCATGCGCGCCGTGACGACCAAACCGAGGACTGAGCAGCAGCAAGCCAAGCTGCCGCATATCAATATCAAAAAGGGCCGCTACTACTTTCGCACCAAGACCTATTACGGCGGCGCGCTTCCCAATCCTGACGATCCGACATTCAAGCGCGAGTATGCGCGCAAGTGTCATGCCGCTGGCGTGCCTATGCCAACTGGCTTTGCGGGTGTTCTGCTCGAAAAGCCCGAGCTGCCAGCAAAGCCGACGCTCGTCAACTATCTGCCCGGCTCAGTAGGATGGTTCATCCTGCAATATGAAAAGTCGCGGGAGTTCGACGCATTCGGCAAGATGACGCGCTACAATTATCGCAAGATGCTCGACATGATCCGCGACCGCATCGGGGCGGCGCAGTTGCGCGACATCGATACCGAGAATCTCGACCACTACACCGCGGGCGTGTTTCGCAAACACGGCCCATCGACCGCCGACCAGCACCTGCGGCTGATCTCCAACCTGTGGGAGTTCGCCAAGGACTTTCGCGAATTCGGCGGCCAGGGCAAAAGCAATCCGACCCGCGAGGCCAAGAAACGCTACAAGGTCAAGCAGGCACACAAGCCGTGGCCCGAGCACATCATCAAGCGCTTTTTGGACGGCGCCAATCCATACATGCAATGCGCCTTCCATCTGTTGCTCTACACCGGCCAGCGCCGCGGCGACGTCATCAACATGCGATGGTCGGACCTGACTGGCGATCTGGCGCCCGGGGTGCGCATCCTGGTGGTGCAGGAAAAGACCGGCGAGCCGTTGTCGCTGCGGGTGCACAAGAAGCTGCTGGCGTTCCTCAAGACGTGGCCGCGGCACGACAAGACCATCCTCACGTCGTCGTGGAAGCGCGGCTATACGGCTGACTCGCTCTCGCACCGGGTTAAGGACCGGCTGCGCGAGATCGGCGCCGATGCCTATACCCTGCACGGCCTGCGCAAGAACGCCGGAATTGCCCTCGCCGAGGCTGGAGCGACCGTCCAGGAGATCATGGCGGTGCTCGGCCATCGCACACCGAAGATGGCGCTCTACTACGTCAAGGAAGCGAGCAAGCTGAAGCTCAATGATGCCGCCATGGACAAGTGGGAGGCCGCGTGATGATCAAGCTCGTCAGCGAGACCCCGGTCGAGCAGGTGCGGCAAGTGCGCCTGGAGGACGATATCCAGACCGCTTTTGCCAAGGCGGCGGCGGCGATGCTGGAGTTCATCTGCAGCGGCAATGGCGAGCGCGACGGCCAGACCATGGTCGAGCTGATGGCCGATTTTGTCGGCAAGCATCGGCACGCCGAGCCGCAATCGATCGACCCCCAGGGCATCGCCATCCGCATGCCGCGGACCAAGGAGGCGCCGGCCGGCGAGGATGACCCGGACGCCCTGGTCAACACGATTCTGCGCGGCGCCCTGCGCATGGTGGCGGCCCGGCTCGTTCACCGCGGCGCCACCGACAATGTCGCGTACCAGGCGGCACTCGACGAGCTGGCGCGCGGCGTCACCGCAGCGGCCGAGGAGCTGCGGCGCCGGCCCTAAAACCCTGATCTCTCTGACCTCCTTCAAGCGGCGTGCCAAAGCGCGCCGCTAAGGCTTTGTTCGCGCAATGTCCGCGTTCTCACCAGTTCTCACCGAGGGGTGAGAATTTCACCTGAAAATCGTTTGAATTCAATCGCATCATCAAACGTTGCAAAAATACGGCACCTGTTGCGGGTCAGCCACTTACGGGCAAAATTCTCACCAAAATTCTCACCGGAGGGTAAGATCGTGTTTTTCCGTTCACTGGTCGTTCCCGTTCTTAGCCATGGCCGCGCTCCCGCCGTTTCAGCTCGCGGGCGACGGCCTCGCGCACGAAGTCGGTGCGGTCCTCATCGTCTTTGAGCACCGCCGAGATCCGCGCGAAGGTGCCCTTCTCAAACCGGGCCGTCATGTTCTCACTCCATTCGCGGCGTCGGGACATCGCTTAAACCCCATAGTCGTATGACTTATTTTTACCGCATTACGCATATTCATATCAGAAACCGGCGACACTGGGTCGGCCCGGTATTACCAACAGGGGGGTGTGGGAATGGTTAAGATCGCTTTGATCGTCAGCACGCTGGCGCTGGTTGGCCTAGGCTTCATCGCCGAAGCCTCGGCGCAGCGCGGCATGCGGTGCACCAGCCAAACTATCGGCGGGACCACGTACACGAACTGCTACTGAGTCAGACTGACCATAGCATTTCGAGGGCCGCCCTTCGGGGCGGCCTTTTTATTTCCCATACTCATATGCGTTATTGACCCTGATACTCGTATCATTTATTGGGGGGGTGCCTACCTCATTTCAGAAAAGGAGAAAGCACGTGGGCACCAAACTTCTAACACTAGCTATCATTGTTAGCTTCCTCGCCCCTGGCGCAATCGCAGCGCCGCTGGGCAGTTACCCCAAAGGCGTCAAGCACGCCACCTCACCGCCCGCGCGCGTGGATGAATATCACCACGCCCTGCCGTCGGTTACGCCGCCGCCGCGCGCAAAACTGCTCAACCCGGCAGTGAGCGATCCAGACCCGCAGGTCCGCCACAACACGCGGATCAATCAAACCAACCAGTAAAAACCAACCAGTAATCCCAGAGAGGAAAAAACTATGACAATCACTATCGGCGGTTCGACCGCCCAAGCTTGGGTCGACAGCGGCACGGCGCAAGGAGTCAACGTGACCCTGATCGCCGACCCTGCCGGATCGGCACCGGTCACGTTCGACGGCACCAATGGCAACATCTTCGACGCCACTGATCGGGATGGGCTCGTGTCTGGCGGCCCATTCGGCATCGGCGTCCTCAACACCACGATCAACAACGGCGATCCTGGTGTCACCTCAGTCCCGTCCGAGATCGGGTTCTACGGCAATACGCCGCTGAGCTACTTCCCGGATGGCAGTCAGCAAGACATCCTGGATGTCCAGTTCAACAAGGACATGACGGGCGGCAGTGTCACGGTCTCGTTCTTCTACGCGGGCGAGGCCGGCAACCCGGAAGCGTTGCAGTACCAGCTGCTGGATAACGGTGTCGTGGTCGATACTGAGACGATCACGTCGTCAGGCAACGGAGCCTACAGCAGCAGCAACCCCGGATTCTTCACCTTCAATTTGGACTCCGGGATCAAGTTCGACGAGATCAAGTTCCTGGGCGATGATGCCCACGTGGCCGATGCCACCGACTTCCTGGTCGAGAGCATCACCACTGATCTCTACGTCCCGCCCGTCGTCTGCTACGACGGCAACTCACAGGGCTATTGGGCGCAACACAGCAATCTATGGGACACCGTGGCCCATGGCGGCGTGGCAGGCGATCTGACCACGTCCAAGTACGACACGGTGTTTAACATCAACGCCTTCGGCGCTGCCGTTGGCGATAAGACGCTGCTGCAGGTCGAGCAGACCAACGGCGGCGGCGAAGCAGCGCTCGGCCGGCAGGTGGTCGCCGCGCTCGAGAACGCAGTGGCGGGCTCGTCGCATGGTTTGACCGAAGCCTTCCGGTTCTCGCCCAGCGACATCATCAAGGCGGTGCAGGAAGTCTACGGCGGCGCCGGTGGTCATACCTTCGACGCCGTCAAGGGCGCCGACCTGCAGAACCTGTTGGAGTTCTGGAACACGGTGCCCGAGAAGTCGCCCGGCGGTGAGTTGTGCTCCAACACAACGGTGCTCAACCCGCTGGACTACGGCACTCTCCATGGCGGGTCTTTCACCGGCGACATTATCGGAGTACTCCAGAACCTGCACCCGGATCACGCTTGGGTCTAAAGGGCCATACCCCCACCCCCACCCCTTTGGACCCTTGGGGGCCGCCTTCGGGCGGCCCTTTTTTCTTCGGCCTGGGGCTCAATAGGAAGGCCGCTGGTGAGCTACGCATCCTCCCGCGCTCCACCAGCGGCCCCTCCCCCACCCCAACCAATAGACGGCCGCCGCTAGCCGGGCGGCAGGCTCTTCCGCAGTTTGCTGGCGAGCGTCCGCATGGCGTCGGCCTTGCGGTCGTGTGGCCCGGCCGTACGTGGCTCGGCACGCCCATAGGAATCGTGTCGGCTCGCTCGGGATACGAGCGCTTCGACGATCAACTCCACTTCACCGATCGATAGGTCGATTTGCACGCTCGCTCCCTATGGTGCTCTCTGGTTCGATGGCTCGCTCAGCGCTTCGCTCATTTCTTTTGGAACTCTCTCACAACGTGGCTCGCTCTGGCTTTGTGGTGCTCTCAGCGATTATGGCTCGCTCACGACCTTTGGTGCTCTCTCGCCGGATGGCTCGCTCACCATGTTTGGTTCTCTCATCCATGTTGGCTCGCTCATCAATTTTGGTGCTCTCCCTCGATGTGGCTCGCTCCTGCTCAATGGTGCTCTCAAGACCGCTGGCTCGCTCACCATTCATGGTGCTCTCTACTGTCGTGGCTATGTCCAGCCTTTGGCGGCCAGCGCTTCCGCGAGGCCGTCGATCGCCTCCGGGTTGGGCAGCGGGATAAAGTGCGCATGCCCGAGGTGGGCGATGGCGTAGGGATCACGGGGCAGCTCGTGAAAGCGCTGCCACCACATCGCGCAGTGGATATGCGACAGGAACAGCTTCACCGTATAGCGTCGGGCCTGCGCGTCGACCTGCGCATCGGGTAGCTTGCCCTTGCTCACCGCCTTGAACGCGTCGGTTTTCTTCTTGTAGCGGTTGGCTGCAACATCAGCAGCTGCGCGCTCGGCATTGCCGCCGCTGTCGTTGCGCGCAACCTCATAGGCCTTGCGCTTTTTATAGACGTGGCCGTAGACGCATTCCTCCTCGTTGGAGAATTTCATGAACGTCTGGCCGGTTTTCCAGCACAGCGTTTTGAACTCGGCGTTCCAGGGCCGCTTTTCTCCCTTGCCCCACTTCACTGTTGGATCGAGCCCGGCAAAGCGCCAGATATGTCCGGCCGTCGGCGCCTGGGTGATATCGATGTGAGCGAGCATGCCGGCCGCGATCACTGGGCCGACCCCATAGATCGATTTCAGCCAGCGCCCAATCACGTTGGCCTCAGCATAGGTATCGAGGGTGCGCTTGATCTGGCCTTCCAGGATCTCGCTCTGTTCGGCGAGCCAATCAATCAACCCATGCGGCTCATCCGGCATCGAGCGCAGCTGGTTGTTGGCGCGCTTGCGGCCATCCTGCATCAGGTAATAGCCGTCGACCAGAAAACGCGCTTCCTGTTCGGATAGCGTCGCCGCCGCCCGCACAAGATCACGGTCGAGTCTCCGTACGCTTGGGACATGTTCATGGACTGCCATCGGCCTCTTCCTTTTCCTGCGCTGAGTGGATTGGCTGCATCAGCTGCCCGGGCCAGGTCGAGCGCTCGGTCACCACGTTGCCGCCCGGGACCTCGTGCCACTGGCCATCCTCAGCCATCGCTGGCGCGATAATGATCAGCGCCTCGTAGGACGAGAACCGCAGGATGGCCGCAATGTTCTGTGCAGCTCGGCGTTCCAGGTAGCGCCATAAGGCGGGATCATCTCGCCAATCGTTGCGGCGCTTCGGATCGATCCAGATCTGGACCACCTGGACCGGCGTGCCCTCCCCGCCATCCTCTTTCGGCACATAGCGGATGAAGTCGGGCATGATGTCGATCACGTAGCCAGAGCGATCCGGGCGGCGCAGCTCGGCGGTGTCGTCCTCGGTGAGCCAGCGACACGACCACAGTCGGCAGCCCATCGGGCGCTTGTCGTAGATCGCGCAGCCGGTGTGGCGCTGATGCTGGCAGCGCGCCCCGGCGGGCTTATCGAAGTCGCGGACCATGTTCGTGGGGTTGCCCAGCATGGCGAGGGCCATCGCGTTCCGCTCTGGATCGTCGGCGCCCTTCTTCATTGGCAGCAGCCGGCAACACAAAGTACATTCACCGCAGTGCCTCATCGCTTCTTCTCCAGCCGCACCCACTCGGCGACGCAGGTGTCGCACAGGCTGATTGCTCCACCCTCGCGGTTCCAGCACATCAGCGGGACCTCGGGCAGCGGGCCCTGGCAGCACGAGCAGATCGCCGGCCTCGGGCTGTCGGGTCTGCTCCACACCGGATTGAACCCCGGTCGGAATCGGAACTGCATCGTCATCTTTAGAACTCGACCTCGATCTTCTTGGCCCCCGCCTTCGTCAAGATCGTTTTGGCAAAGTCGATTGCCTGCCCTTTCGGCAGTGCGAACCAGCTCACGTCTTTCCCAAAGTTGAAGTGAATGTTGCCGTGGCGATCAACCGCAATGGCCATCTTGAGTTCGCCTTCATCGTGCGGCCCCAACGATCCATCTGGAAATTTCCCTGTCCCTCCAAGTTTGACCACGGGATCACCTCGAGAAAAGAATGATGGCCATGAACGCGATGACCGGCGCCAAGGCGATCAACATGCCAAAGATCAGGGAGGCTTCAGGGTCAGTCATTTCTCATCCATGTCGATTAGCGAGACGCAAGAATGCATCTTCGTCAGCTTCCAGCATCAGCTTCTGCGCCAGCATGTGATCGGCGATCGGAATGCCGCCGTCGTCAAGATGACCACAAAGCCGATGCAAGACGCGATCCTGGCCAAGCAAGTCGCGTTCCACAACGTCGATGTTTGCCACTGCGTGCCCTTGGTCGCGTATGCGATAGAGGCGGCCGGATCGTCCCTCGACCAGGAACCATTTATGCCGCTCGATCGACGCGCGCTGCTCTGGTGTCAGCGAGCGCAGCAATAGCTCGCGCGCCTTCAGTTCCGCATCAGTGCGCTGCAGGTCGCGTTGAAGCGCGGCTGGCCGCACATGCGGGCGATGAATGCGCGGTTGCACGGGTACTGTCCATAGCTGGTTGTGCTGCGGGTAGATGTAGAGCGTGCTGCCCGTACCTTGTTGCACAAAGCACGGGATGGTCGCGGTGCTGGTTGCCGTACCGTTGCTCCACAGATAGGTGGTCGGCACCGTGGACGAGCCGCCGGTTGAGTCGGTCGTCCACATCTGATTGGCCGAGTCGTAGTTGACCCAGCCGGTGTTGTTGATCCAGACGAGCGGCACGTCAGCCGCCCCTGAGCTGCGGCACCAGCATCATCTCGCGGGCGTGCGGGTCGAACACTTCCATTCGCGTTGCTTTCTCGCCATCGCGGACGCGAAACGCGTGGAAACCCGCGTCGGTCTTTTCCTCGAAAACCTCGCGCGCGAAAGCAACCTCGTCGGCGTTGTTCGGGTCCCAGCCGATCTTGGTGTGCCCGCTACGGTCGAGAATATTCATTTCATGTAGTCCCATTGTCTTCTCCCTTGTTAAATTCAGTCCCTCACGATCAACCAAACCCCGGTGATGACCAGTGAGATCACGAGCGCTACGACGATCATCACGGTCACGAGCTGGGCGCTCATAGCGCCTCCATGAATTCATCGTCACCGATCACGATGGCAATTTGCCCGACCAGGTAGTCCGCAAGCCTACCCATTGGCATAAGCAATCCGGGATGACCGGTACGCTGCAGCGCCTGATGCCAAAGGATGGTTGCCCGCTCGTTGACCGGTAAGTCCTTCATCTTGCCGTCCTCATCGCAGAACGCGACGCAATTACATAGCTCACCCTGATGCTCAATCGAGGTGAAGCGGGGTATCAGCTCCAAATACCCGCCGCCGATCGCGGCCTTGAGCACAGGCAATGTCGGCTTGTCTTCGACCGGCGTCGCGAGCTGCCCACCGCTGCCGGGCTTGATGGTGATGATGGTGCCTTTCATTTCTCGCGCTCGAAAATTTTGGTGAACGTCAGCTTGGGCTCGACCTGCAGGCGCGCCACCATCTCGGAGAGCAACATGTCGGGCGCGTCCATGCACACCTCGAAATGGCACCCGGGATGCGCAATGTCGAAGTCGCGCAGGTGCTGCAGCCAGGCCTGCTGCAGCTCGGGCGGCACGTGCGCAACGGTGAAGATTTTCATGAATTGGCTCTCTGTTTACGGCGGTGCTCCAATTCTTCTACTGCAACCGGGATCATGTCGCGAACCTGGCTGACGTGCATGCGCAACAGTTCCTCGCGCAGCATCACTGTCCCGGTCTCATTGTCTTTGACGAAGTGGGAAGCGAGCAGCATGGCGAGCGAATACGCCAGCGCGGCGCCGATGACATCCGGGTCCTTGCCTTCAAGCAGAGGCCAGATCAATTCCGTAAGCTTGAAAGCTTGCGTTCCTAGCCGCTTAATTCGCCGACTTGTCATTCTTCGATCCAGTGCGGTCTTTTCTGCGCCTCGATGGCCCGGGCATGCTCTAGGATATTCTCCACTGATAATCGCCAGTACATGTCTTGCCGCAACTTCGCGATCACCCGCCACTTGAATTGCTGATGCAGTCGGACGGCGCGCTGACCGTCACCGAGCGCATCGGCCAATAATGCAAGCGCAAGCTGCGCCGGGCCTGAGCCGCCATAACCCCATTCGAAGCCATCGGGGCTATGGTTGTCGAGATCGAGGCGTTTGCGCAAGCCGCGCGGCTTGCCATCGACCACCTTGCGGACGTGCGCCTCGCCTTTGATATCGCGCCAGCCTTCGTAATATGACATGATGGCCCCGGTTCAAGTCACCCTTGAAATTGGGGAATTGGTGATCAAGTATGCCTTGAAATGCGCAACAAAAAAAGCCCCGTTCCCGAAGGAACGGGGCGAGGACGGAGGGGCCGTGAAAATTCAAAGCGTTATCGCTGCGGTACTACTCGCAGCACTACTAGCCACCAGCGCGCAAGCACAAGGTCGCCGCTACCGGTGCCCAGGTGTGAGCTGGGACCCACACTGTCAGATGCTGCCGCCGCAGGGCTATCCGCTGCCGCCGCTGCCATCCAACCGGCTGTCGGACGAGCCGCCTGAGCCGCGATTCACCGTGCCGATCGATCGACCGCCGGTGCCTAACCGTTCGATGAGCGAACCGCCAGCGGCGCAGCTCACCGCGCCGATCGGCCCGGTGACGCCGCCCAACCGCATGATGGACATGGAGCGCGAGCGCATCATCCAGCTGGGCGAGGAGCATTGCCGGCGTTGGCCCGAAGACAAGATCTGTCACTTCAAGGATGCGCCACGCTAAACTAGTTTCTTCGCCTCCTGCAGCGCCCAGGTCCTGACGCTGTCGTCGAGATCCATGAGGAGGTGCGGCTTGTTGATGGTCCGCACCTCATCAAACCCAGCAACGATGACGTCCGACATGATGCCCGGACCCTTTACCAGGCAGGCGCGCTTGACGTGCTGCTTGTTAATCGGCCGGTTGTTGCGCCCGGCCAGCTCCGACATCGCGATGCAGAATACGAGATCGAAGTGCATCAGCGTCTGCAGATAAGTCAGCGACGTATTGCCGAGACTGTAGCTGTAGCCGAGCGTCGGGTGCCCCGCCTTGCGGCAGACGGCCAGCCAAGACATGGCAGGTTCGATCTTGTTGAAGTTGAAGCAGGCGGACTGGATGCCCATCGCCAACAGCGCGTTGGCAAGCCGCTTCATGCCGTAACTGGTCAGTATGCCGCCCACGCCGAGGTTCCAGATCGGACCCTGACCATAGAACACCGCAGCGACTGGACGCGGTTGGGCGGTCATGGCGGCGGCGGTCCTTGCGGTTTCGGCAGCAGTTGGCGCAGGTCTTCGGTGTTCAGGCAGTGCACCAGTAGCTTGGCCATGTTTTCCTGCTGCGCAACGATGGCCTGGAAGGCGATGCGCCGGCCATCGGAGTAGCGCGCTTCGGTGTAGAACAGGAAGATCAGTAGGCAGCCGTTCATCACTACCAGCGCCAGCGACAGCGGCTGCTTCTTGAGCGCGTCGAAGAACGTCCGCGCAGTCCTGCCGATCTCGCCATGCAGGCTCATTTCTGCTGGTCTGGCATCACGCAACGCGCCAGCATTTCGGAAGTCGAGCGCTGGAACGCAAAGCTCTGCTTGATCAATTCGGTGCGGAACTCGGCTGCCTTTGACAGTGCATAATACATGAATAGGACCATCATCAGGTTGGCGAAGGACAGCACCAACATCGCTGGCTGCGTCTTCACCGCCTCGATGAATGTCCGCAGCGTGTTGCCCGCCTCCTCGGCAATCCCTGGGTTCATTTGATGGCTCGCACGTTCTCGTACTTCTTGCTGCTGACCACGTTGGAGATGCCGGGATCTTCCATGATCAGGTGCTGCGGCACGCCGACTTCAATCTCCGGGTCGATCTTAGCTGCGACCTTGAGCTTGTTCTTGTTGGTATGCGTCCAGATCGCCCAACCGAGTGAAACGATGGCCATGGCGGCACCGAGGATCGACGGCGTCAGGTCATCGAGCTGGTAGCCCTGGTTCACCAGCCAGCCGCTGACGATGACGATGATCCAGCGTACGAAGCTCTTTATTTGTTCCTCGTTCATCCGCCGGTCGCCTCGTGGTGGATGCGGCCGAACAGGTCATCGAGCGTTTCGGTCGCGGCCCAGCCGTCGACGGTCAGGCCGCGAATGCGCTGATAGTGTTCGACCGCTGCGTGGGTGGCGTCGCCGTACCTGCCGTCGACATTGAGGGCGGCACCGTAGTGGTTGAGCATCTCCTGCAGCTGCCTGACGTTGATGCCCTTGCCCTTCTTGGGCACCGACGGCGCCGATGGCATGATGGCATCCTTGAGCCGCTGCGCTTCCGGGGCGAGCGCCAGCAGCGCATCGATGTGCGGCATCGCGCGCTGTTGCAGGTTCTGGATCTCGCCCAGGTGCTGATACGCCCGCCAGGCGGCGGGGATGTAGTCAGCTAGTGCGCTGACGTTGCTCACGGCTGACTCGGCGGAGCCGTCGTGTTCGTGGTGGGGCAGCCCTGGTCATAAATCTCCTGCCCGATGACCATCAGACCGCGCAGGACCAGTGCGGCGACGGAGCCGTAGTTTGGTATCCAAGAGATCATGCCGGGCACCATGTTGAGTAGGCTCTGCGCCTTCGGCCATGCGCCGCAGAAGTCCTCCTTGATGCCGCCGTGCTCAGCTGCAGCTCCGTGCGTCGCCAGCGGCGGCGGATGACCAGGCGGCAATCCGCTCTGCAAAGTCTGGTCAAGGATGTCCTTGAACCGATTTATCTGTTCATCAGTAAGCTGTGGCATGTTGTGCTCCTATGCACTCTTGAGTGTTGCTAAATCGGCATCCAGCCGTGCCTCATCAACAAGTTCTGGCGTCTTCCCAGTGGCCGTCAGATATTCACGCGAGAAGTAGCAAATTGCTTCGTCCATATACTGCTCAATAAATCCAGCACTGACCGCCTGCAGGCGCCCCCAAGTGACGACCATGGGAAAGCCGCGCGAGTTGCGGCCGCACAGCATGACGTAATGGCCGCCGAGATTTCTCGACCCTTGCACCGGAACCCAAGGCTGCCTGGCATCGAACTGATCAATTGCGGATTGCGGAATTTGCACCCCGAGGCCGACCGCACCGAACAGATACGTTGCCTTTATGAGGAGATCGACATTGCCGATCGGGATCTCCGCATAGGCCTTGATCTTGTGCACATCGCCGGCTGCATCGAGCAGGCCAACCTTGCGGCGGTAGCTCGCCGCCTTTGACATGTCGGTGCCCTGATCGGTCGCCGGCACGCCAGGAATATATCCGGTGACCTTGGAGTATTCGGCGACGACAGAATCCGCGGTGAAGCGTGGCAGTCTGCGCTTGGTCGCGAGCGCATAGAGCATGTGCTCGTGCGCCGCGCCGGCCCACACGCAATCGCCGCACGCATCGTTGCCCAGCTCCTGCCAGAACACGTTGCCAGTCACGTGACCGAACGTCGACGGAACATGCACGCGATCGAGATCAACGTAGGTGCCGAGAGCAAACCGCACTGCGCCGGCGCGCGCCGGCTGCTTGCCGAGATAATGGATGGCCATCTATGCTCCCAGCTTGGCCAGTTCCGCCTTGATGCTGGCGAACGTCTGCGGTCCGCACGCACCATCGACGACTAATGGCGGGTGTTGCTGTTGATAGATCGCGGTCTTGGACTTGGTCTTAGGACCTAACGCGCCGTCGACGGTTAACGGCCCGGACACCTCATCGCCCACGACCAGCTTGTTCAAGCTTTGCTGCAACCAGAACACGTCGAGCTGGTCAGGCGGAATGACATCGGCCGGCGACGGAGTGGTGCCCTCGGTCGGGATCACAAACCCGTCGAGATGCGCGATGTACCAGAGCTGCGGCGCGCACCCGACCTGAGAGTCGCGCACATGCGCTTCGAAATGACCATCCGAGGTGTACTTGCCGCCAGGGCCATGGGGCGGATCGTATTGGTTCGTGCACGACCACAAGTATGGACTCGGAATGCCGTGAAAGAAGTATCCCAGCCCGTTATAGGGTTGGAGTTCAAACAGCATCCGCTCGATGGTCCAGTTTTGAATTTTTTGCAGGCTCTTCATGCGCAACGCATCGCACGCCGATTCGTAGAATGTGAACGGCGGACCATGCCCGACATGCGGCCGCCCGGCGGGAACATGCCGCGTGTACCAACCGAGCGAGTCGCCGCAATGCAGATGCGTGCGGCCAAGATGGGCAACGCCGCCCTCGCGCGAGTCGATGACGCCGATCATGTACCAAGGCACGCCCACGGTGTGCTCGACTTGCTGATAGGTTGCTTTGAGTTGGATGATCTTGCGCGCGTCGAACTCCATTTCACGCGATTGCCGCAGGATCTTCATCGCCGCCCATTGCCGGGAAATGATCGGCTCTTGCTGCGCATAAAGGTACGGTCTGGGCATCAGAAACCTCTCCAAGCCCACCACGGTGGGAACACAAAGAAGATGTCGTCGTCGGCGGTCGGTTGAGCTGGCGGTGCTGGCAGCTCGGTGATGTTGTTTGCAATGTTGAACGGATTGGCAGCGACCAGGATCTGGCCGATCCAGAAGATGTCCCGGCTTGCACCTTCGGTGACCTGCAGAGCGTCGGTGTAGCGCCCAGGAACGAGCGTGGTGTACTGACTGGGGATCTCGATCTGGATCGCGCCTTGCGTGGCGTTGGTCTTGCTGACGCTGGCGTTGGCGTTGATCCCGTCAACCGGCTCCCCATTCATATCGAGCAGCGTGAACGCCAGCGTGGCGTTGGTCACATCCAGCAATGCACCGCTGGCATCGTACAACGTGCCAGCAATGGTCCAGTCAGCGCCGGACACGACGTCGATGTCTGGATGATAGACAACCGCCACACATGCCTCCTCAATGCATTGTCACGAAGTCGCCCTTGCCGGTGATTTTCTCGAGCCGGTTCTGCTGACCGCCGACCGCCGCCGCACTCGGGCGGCCGATGATGCCGATCTGTTCGTCGGTGTCGCGGCCGGCCAGCGCTGCTGCAGCCGAGCGGCGACCAGCGACGCCGAGGCTGCTACGGCTTGCACGCCCGATGATGGTTGCCGTCAGCACGCGAATGCTGGTCTGCAGCAGGCTGGCATTGAGGGCGCCGGTGCCAGCGAGCTGTGTCTGATCGATATGCTGCAGCAGCCGCAGGCGGGTATCGATGTATCCGGCCGCCGCCAGCAACGTGGTAACGCGTTGGAAGTGGCTAACCCCGACATTCAGACTGCACGTGCCATTGAGCAGCGTTTGCAGCCCCAGGAGGGCGCGCGCCTGTGCGCTGAATGTGCCGGCGCCCGAGAGCGCGAGCTGCGCGCTGAGCTGCAGCTGCATCGCCGCGGTCATCGTGGCATTACCGTTGAGCGCAGCCTGCGCCACACGGGCGGCAATTGCGTTCACCGTCAACGCAGCAACGCCGCTCAGACTGGTGGTCGCCAGCAGCAGCCTGGCACTGGCGGAAGCAGTTACTGCACCGGCGCCTGCCAGCAATGCACCTGCGCTCATCCGCTGTAAGGTCGCAGCCGCCAGCGTGCTATCACCGATCAGCAGCGCCGAGCCTTGCCAAATGCCGGGGGTGTACTTGACAACGTCAGCCGCGATCGCACCGGCACCCGCGAGGGTCGCCCGCGCCGTCATCCATTGGGTGGAACCGCTGGTCAGCGCACCGACGCCGGCAAACGCAGCGGGCATGGACATCCGCTGCGTCGCCGACGCGGTCATCGCGCCCTGACCGGCAACGGCGACGGCCAGCGCCTCGATAACCGATGCCGCGGGAGAGGTGAGCGCGCCCGCGCCAGCGAACGCTACAGCGGCCTGATTCTGTTGCGCGACCTGCGCCGTCAGCGCGCTCGACCCGTTGAGTGCGGCCGAGGCGACCAGCGTCGCCTGCAAGGCTGCCGAAAGATTGCCAATGCCGGTGAACGTGGCGCTGCCCTGCCACAGTTGCCCGGCTAGCTTGACGATATCGGCGACCAGCGTGCTGGCGCCAGTGAGCGCGGTGCTCGCCGCCATCCATTGGGTGGTGGCGATGCTGAGCGCGCCGTTGGCGGTCAGGCTGCTGCTGGCCAGCATCCATTGCGTGCTGGCAATACTGGCAGTGCTGGCACCAACAAAGTTGGCGACCAACGGCATTTGAACTTGCGGGGTGACGGCGAGTTGACCGGCGCCGATCAGAACTGAGGAGACGCCCATCCAGTGGGTGACACTGGGCGGAAGGGCGAACTGACCAGCGCCGGCCATGGCGAGGGCCATCGCCATTCGATCTTGTAGGTTGGCAGTCAGTGCGCTGACGCCAGGGAAGTTGCCTTCGACCGACCACAAATTGTGGCCTGGGATGTACAGGTCGGTGAGCAGGCTGGCGGCGCCTGCCAATGTGCTCGCGATTTGTTGCCGCTGGATTGCGGCAGCCGTCAGCGCGCCGATGCCGCTGTAGTTGGTGGCGATGACCATCCATTGCGTCGAGCCGGATGTCAGCGCACCGGCGCCAGCGAAGGTCGCGGTTGGCAGTAGCGCGCGGAACGCATCAGCGCTCATCGCGCCGATACCGGCGAGCCCAGCAGTGACCGCGTGCCATTGCGTACTAGCGCTGGTCAGATTGCCAGCACCGGCGAACGCGCTGGCCGCCTGCATCAATTGCCGTGCATTGACGGCCAATATGTTGCCGACGCCTGCGTAAGTCGGCCCGTACAGAACCTTTTGTAGCGTCGCGATGCTGAGCCCACCGGCGCCCGGCATGCTGGCATTGGCGACCAACAACTGATCGATTACATCGACCGCGGTCCAGTTGACGGAGGCCGCGCCAGCGAATGTCGCGGTCGACAACAGTTTCTGCAGGTCAGTGATCGCTAGGCTGCCGGCGCCTGCCAGTGCGGTGGCGATGGCATGCCACTGCGTCGAACCGGAAGTCAGGTTGCCAACGCCCGCGAACGTGGTCGTAGGCAGCAGTTTATTGAGGCTGACGGTCTGACTGCTGGCGCCCGTGAACGTGGCAGCGATAACCTGCCACTGCGCTATTGGCACCGATAGCGCCCCGGCGCCGGCCAACGTGGTAACAGGCAGCAGCTTCTGCAGATCCGTGACCGCCAGCGAGCCGAGGCCAGCGAAGGTCGCCGAGCCCTGCCACAACTGCGCCGCTAGTTTCGTTACATCGGCAGCGAGCGCACCGACGCCAGCCAGCGCAGTGCCGACGGTCATCCACTGGGTACTGTTCCAGGTAGCGCCGCCAGCACCGGCGAAGGTCGGTCCGTACAACAGCTTCTGTGGTTGAATGCTAAGGCTGAGGCTACCAGCACCAGACAATGTAGAAGCAATGGTTTCCCATTGTGTGGCTGCTGCCGTCAGCGCGCCAGCGCCAGCATAAGCCGGACCGTATAGAATTTTCTGCAAGGCTATCGGCGTGGTGAGCGCACCGACGCCTGCCAATGTCGTACCGAACGCCAGCAGCTGGTCAGTGATGTCGGTCGTAGTCCAATTGGCAAAACCCGCGCCAGCGAATGCGCCACTAGCCTGCATCAGCTGGTCGATAGGATCGACGCTGGTCCAGTTGGCGCCTCCGACACCGGCCAGCGTAGCTTTGGCCTGCATCAGCTGGTCGATGACATCGACCACGGTCCAATTGGCGCCGCCAGCACCGACGAGCGTCGCCGAGCCCTGCAGCAACTGCGCGAGATGCTGCACCGTCATGTCGGCGGTCAGCCGTCCACCGCCGTGCATGCCAAGCAGTTCGTAGCCGACGTCGACTGTCAGTACGCCGCTGGCCGACCAGTTCAATGTCTCCAGCGGTTGCTTGCCGAGGTCGGCGGTCAGTGCACCGACGGCGGTGAAGTTCAATTGCTCCAGCGGCAGCTTATCGAGGAAGGCAGTTAATGCACCGACGCCGGTGTAGATCGGCGTGTCGGTGTCGAGATATTGATCAATCCGGTCCGACGCTGGCCAGTTGGCGCTACCAGCACCCGCGAAGTTGGCGGCGATAAACTCGGTAAAGACCGTCGTGGTGATCAGCGCGGTGCCGACACGGAACAGCACGTTGTCGCCGTTGGAACCGCCGGTCGAAGTTTCCTGCCACTCAAGCTGGAAGAACAAGTATTCGTTGTTGAGCGTGATGGCGCCGGGCGACCAAGTCGTAGTGCCCATGCCGTTGACATCAGCGGTCGTTGACAAGGTGACGGCAGTGCCGACCAGCGAGCCCGATGTCAGTTCGCGCGCCGAGGTGCCGTCCTGGTTAGCGCTCGCCCACACCCGCATGTTCAAATGGCCGACGCAGCCCGCCGTGCTGGCGCGCAGCATCAGCGACAATGTCCAGGCACCGGATGCGAATTGACCGGTGTAGGCTACCGGCGTGGTGAAGAAATCGCCCGCCGTGGTCGCGCCGGAGCCGGTTCCTTTGTTTGGTCCGCTCGCTCCAGATATGAAGGATGTTGCTTGGCCGGTGGCCGTTGACGCTGCGGTCGCACCTAAGAATGCTTTGTAGAAGTTGATCGGCAGTTTGTTGATCGACCAGCCGAAGGCACTGTTAGCTGCAGTCGGTGCCGTGCCACCGTCCTGTAGGTTGCCGCCCCAGCCTGGCGAGGTGGCGGCAGTGCCGAGGATGTAAAAGGTTTTTGCTGGCACTAGTCGTCAACCCACTGGAACGTATAGGTGCAGTTGGGATAGTTCTTGATGGCGTCTGGATCGCCGGGCCACAGCACGCAGCCCATCATGTAATAGCTATCCTCCTGTCCCGACGGCACCGCACCGATATGGCCGATGCAGAAGCCGCGCCCTTCGGGACTGTCGCGCCATTCAAACAGCGGGCAATAACCCGCCACGGCCGGTGGATGAGTATCCACCAGCGCCGAGATGCCGGACGGCGGGCTACCCTTGCAGCAATCGCCGCATCGGCAGCAATAGCCGCCGCGCACCCAGCCCATCAGCTCAGCGTGATGATTAGCGCCGAGGTGGCCAACACCAGCGAGTCGCCCGCGAGCGGTGTGCGTGGCGTGGCCAAGTTGCCGTACCACAGCATATTGCCAGCGGCCGACGAGATCGTGTCAGCAATGAACAGTCCGCTGATCACCGCCGAGGTCGAGAACGGCCCGAAGGTGGCGGCCGCCGAGTTATAGGTCGAGCCAGAGCCGGCCGGCGTGGATGCTGGCGCGAACCCAGGCGACTGCCGGGTGTAGCCAGAACCGCCAGCCACTTCGGACGACGCGTTGGAAGCTGGAGGGCCCAGACTGAGCCCGATGTATGCAGCAGGAGGAGACGCGGGGGCGGCGCCTTTCAGCACCCAGTCCAGCATGTTCTTCTGCGCCCACAAACCGATATTTGCCATAGATCAGTCTCCTTCTGCTTCAGATTGATAAAAGGCCACGCGGCCTCTTGCGAACTCAAACGGTTCAGGCTCACCGATGAGCCGGAACTGTCGTTGTAATTCAGCCCAGACATCTTGATGGTCATCCAACCAATCAAACTGTCGAGCGTACAGCACCGGCACGAAACGACCTGGATCGTTCACCACCAGCAATAGACCGCCGGGTAACAGATTGCGGTGCAAGAACGCGATGTCCTCAGCCGGCGCCCGACAGTGTTGCAGTGTCCACACCGTTATCGCCGCATTGAACTCAGGTGCCAGCTCGTCGCACATCTCGGCCGACATCGGAACGAATCGGTTGCTGTTGACATACACCTCGGCCATGCTGCGCATAGTTTGAGAGATGTCGATGCCGACCACGCGACAGCCGTAACGTGTGATGGCGACCTTGGCTAATCGACCGATGCCACAGCCGTAATCGAGCAACCAACTGTCCTTGTTCAGCCCGAGCCGATCAAGGTACGGCAGCATAGCGTTGCTGTCCTGCTCCCAACGATGCTCGGTATCTATATGTCTGTCGGGATATAGAATTACCTGTTTAGCCTGCTTGATCGATTGCGCATTGAAGATCAGCGGATTGTAGTCGGCATCGACGACCGGGCCGATGCTGGCGCCAGAACCGTCAACGGCAATGGAACGAACGAGCGTGCCGCGCATGTCAGTGCCGCTGTACGATCTTGCCATCCTTATCGACGACATGAACTTTGCTGTCATCGATACCGAGCTGGCCGAACCCTTTGTGCTCCGACAGTGAATTGGCCTGCACCGGGCGGCAGATTTGATAGAGCGCGCGCGGCTGCGTGCCAGGCACCAACATCCAGCCCTCCTTAGTTTTGGCTTCCAGCGCCTGTTGAATGCTGGGGTCGAGCGGAAGGATCAGAATGTCGAACTCAAGCATGTTTCTCCTCCAGACACGAAAAGCCCGCCGGAACGGCGGGCCATCAGTTCTGTTTGTTCCTTGGTTTTGGCTAAGGACTTAATAGTTTCACTGCGGTCTTCAGAACGAGATCTGCGCTGATATCGCTAATACAAGCCGCGCCGTTGCCCCATTGGTTGACGCGGCAAGTCTCTAGATCGGTATGCAACCGGTGACATGGCCAACATGGAACGCGCTCTGGGTCGGCGTGCAGCGACGTGGTGTTGAGCCAATGCTTGGTGATGTTCTCGACCGAGGCATGACTGTGCAGCATGATCTTGGGCATTGGCTCAAATGCGACGCCCCACATCAGCCCAGTATCGGGGCCGATCATCAGGTCGAGCGACTGCGTGAACGACAACGAGCGCCGCAGCGGCCAGCCCTCGCCGCCAGCGTGGTGCAGGCCGTCGTGGTTGCCGTTCTGCGCCGTGACCATTTCCAAGCACTGCTTGGCCAGCGGGAAGTCGGCGCGATCACCTTCGCCGCCGCCGATCAATACCACCTGCGCACCGATCTCTTTGATCAGGCGGCTGATGGTCTGCGGCGTCTGTGGGTAGACCTTGTCAACGCGGGTGCCGTTCAGGCACCAGCCAATGATCGGACCCTTGCCAATTTTATCCTTGGTCTGTTGCGCCAGCTCAATTTCCTGGTCGGTCGGCCAGAACAGCTTGTCGAACACATATGGCATGCCGAACAGATCGTGCGTGCTCTCCAAATAGCTGCCGCCGAGCAACTTGCGGCGATACTCTTGCGGCCACCAGAATGCGCTCTGGATGGGAAAGGCCGCATGCAACACTTCGACCGAATGCCCGAGATTGACGAATTTGGCATATTCCTTACCGCGTAAGACGAACACTTTCTGCCATGCCAATGGGTCCTGCGGCCAGTCTTTATGCTCGTATACGCTGAGCTTGTCGATGTAGGGGTTGTTCTCGAAGATCACCGAGTTTGGCGTCTGCGTAATCACCTCGACCATGAAGCCGGCATCCTTCAACGGCTTGCATACCGAAGCTGCAATCAGATTATCGCCGATGCCGCCGAACCGCACCACGCCAGCCCAGCTCTTAGCACCGACATCACGGCGCGCACGTGGGCGCCCAGGCAAGGCCGGCTGTAACGGTGCGATGATCGAAGCGTAGGGGACTACTTGCTCAGTCGGAATTGCTAGAATGTTTAGACTGCGATAGTTGAACTGCGGCAGCAACTCAGCCTTATTGTAATTGCGCGGATTGAAGATGTGCGGACTGTGCGTGAATACTTTATAGTCGTAGCGCTCAATTAGACCGATCAATTCTGCGCTGCGGTCCACCCGTCCAGCGTGGTCGTTCTCGACATACAGAATGGGACGGCAGCGCTCGATCAGTTGCTTGGCGCCGCGCAGCACTTCACATTCCATGCCCTCGACATCGACCTTGATAAAACTGACTGGACTGTCGAGCATGACGGCGTCCAGCGTATCCATGTCGACCTTGCCGCCGAAATCAATCTGTTTGTTAAGTTCGACGCCGCCGTAATTCTTGTGCGGCACCGCCGCCAATGGCGGCACAATCATCTCGCCGTAGCGATCGCTGACCACGAGCTGATGCAACTGCACGCGATCAGACAGTTGTTGGGTGTTACGCTCCAGCAGATTGAAGTTCTCTGGCTGTGGTTCGAACGCGTGCACCTTGCCGTCGCTGCCGACCATATCGGCGAACGGCAAGGTCAGCACCCCAATGTTGGCGCCGACATCGAGCACGGTCCAGCCCGGCTTGATGATCTGGCGCAGAAACTCGACCTCTAGTTCGCTGTATTCCCCATAGAGCGCAAGGCTGGCGCCAATGAACAGGTCATCGGCGTAGTAGCTCATCTCGCCATAGCGCGTGGCAACGGTCTTGATATTGCTCGCCAGCATCAGTCCTCCCTCAGCTTTGATTAGCTGATCGTTGCGATGAAATTGTTGAACGCGGTCTGCAGTCCGGCGGTTTGTGTTGGTGTAAATTGGCGCGATGTCCGGCTACCGTCTGCATTCAATGTGTTGCCCAGCAGATAGCCGCCGGTGCCGGTCGGGAAATTGGTCACAACCCAGTTGATGCAAGCCTGCGCGGCGTTGGTCGCAGTGGTGCAATCAGCACTCATGCTGCCGACGTAGCCTTGTCCGGTCGCGTAACTGTCGAGTCCTGTCGTTGCTTTCCACTGATTGATCTGGGTGATGAAATTGTTGAGGTAATCCAACAGTCGATACACATAGTTGGTATCGATGTTGTTGGCTTGCATGTTGCTCAGCGCATTCTGCGCTTCCATTTTGAGGCCACCGGCGAGATTGCGGATGTTGTTGTACGCATCGCTGGGCGACATGGCACCTTGCTGGGTTTGTAACGGCACGTGTTCACTCCTTCGCTAAGCAAGACCAGGCTGGAAAGAACACCCAGCGGTGTGAAGAAAACTGCTATAGCCAGTTTGAATATCGTTCCAAGTAGCGGTAAAACTGCCGGACGCCGCCGCTGTTGTTACAGTTGCATGCGCCCAGGATTTTGACGCCCAATTCAAATCAACGATGTTTGCATAAGCATATTCCTGGTCTTTGGTAGGCGTTGGAGCGCCGCCAGAGCCAGACCAAGTGCAGTGCGTGCTACCGCTTAGTGTTGTATAGGGGACGCCAGACACCATGACGGCGCCGCCTTTAGCCGCCAAATCCAAAGAGCCGGTGCTCGTCGTGCTGCCACTAGGAGCGCTGCCACGGATCGGATTACCAGCATAATCGGTGCCAAAAACCGACCACAAATAAGCATCAATCTCTAGATCGACGCCGCCGCTATCGATTGACAGAGTAAGAGTGGCGCTGCTGCCCGTTGGATAAGAAACCCAGAAAAGAATGTGACCCTCATAGGAACCTGAACTGCTCATAATCTGCGTGCACGAAGTGCCGCCAAATGTGCAAGTTGCACCAAACAGATTTGCGGAACTAAGATTATTGTTTGCTGTTATTGAAAATGCGAAGACCACAATGCGATCAGCCGAAGCAGCAGCGCTTACTGCTGTGTTGTTGCTTGGCGTGTACGTGCCGCCGCCCGTAAACTTGCCGAAGTTTACAAGGTTTTCTGGCGTGATAGTGACGGTCTGCGGCTTCTTCAAAACCCCCGTAAGCGAACCAGCGCCAGCGAACGATGACGAAGCGGCCCAAGCGGTCACCGCCTTGACGATGTCCGCCGTCAATGCGCCGACGCCAGCGAGCGTCGGCCCCGGTAATGCTTTCTGCAGCGTCGCAATCGTCAGTGCGCCAGCGCCCGCATAGGTGCGCGTATTGAACAGCATTTTCTGCAAGTCGGGTGATGCCAGGCTGCCAGCACCGGGAAGCGTAGCCTGCCCGCGCATCAACTGGTCGATCGGGTCGGTGGTCGGCCAGCTGGCCAAGCCGCCGCCCGCGAAGGCAGTCACCGTCGCCGCCATCAGATCGCGCAGGTTTGCAACTGCCATATTGCCCACACCGTTGAAGAACACGAAGAAAGCTGCAGCCAGCACATTGGCAGTAAGCGAGCCAGCACCGGTCATCGTCGTGCCGCGTATTGCCAACAGATTGATGGTGTCAGCAGTCAGCGAACCGACGCCGGTGTACACCGGGAACGTCGGCACCAGCCGCATGCGCGGGTTGACCGTCAGCGTCGTAGCGCCCTGCAGTGCGGCCGGATAGAAGAACTTGGTCACCACCGGATTGGTGTACAGCGTGCCGACGCCATTGAATGGCAGCGGGATGCCAGGCTGCGGGCCCGACATGTTGGCGCGCATCTGACCGAAGCCGTCCCACTCGATCGGATCGATGGGATACGGGATGCCCAGGAACGGCGGGATCAGACCGCCGACCGCCGACCATGGCGCGGTCTCAAACAGCCAGTTGATGACCACCGTCCCGGTCAGGCTGCCTGCACCCAGTAACTGCGCCTCGCCGTACGGCTGCAGCTTGGCGATGTCCATCACCTGCTGGAACTTGTGCACGACGTCGGTCAAGCGCGCGTCGAGCGCTGCGAGGGCGGCCTCGTCGGCCGTCACCCGCGCGGTCAACGCCGCAATCGTCGCTTCGTCGGCGAGCTGCTGCGCCTGTAGCGCCGCCAGCTGGCCTTCCAGACTTGATGGGTCGAAGGTAAGATTGCCGTTGGCGTCGAAGTAGAGTGCGCCGCCTATTCCTATCCGCTGCGCCGGGCCGATGTCGTTCCGGTAGCGTCCGACGAGCGACGGTCCATTGACGTCGATCTGGATGCCGTCGTTGCCCCAGTTGGTGACGATGGTTTCCATGATGCCATCGTCAAGGTGGGCTGTATGGTAGGCGCGGGGATAGAATTGTTGGAGGTTGCAATAGAAGCCGCTGTCGCCCGCGAACTCTGCCTTGAGGTAATGAACCTGAGGCCGAAGACGACGGTTGGACACATCATTGCTCTACTGGAAGAAGACCCCGCCTTCCGGCATCGACGGCAGCGGGATCGGCGCCTCCGGCGGCGGCGGTTCCGAGAACTGCGGCAACATCGTAGCCGCTACTCCCGAGTCAATCGGTTCGCCAAGCGTCGCGGCCTGCTCTGCGAGTGACGCCGCTATCGCCCCTACATTAAGCCCCGCAGCTGCTTCGGCCATCGCCTTACCGGCCGCTACCGAGTCCTGATAAGCGGTGCCGACATTCTTGCTGGCCGCGGCAGTGACCTTAACGACGACGTCAAGGTTGGTGATGTAGCCGGCGCGCGAATAGACGTGCTCGACCGCGTCCCACATGATGTAGGTGCCATCGACGCCTGGCCGTACCCCGATGAGCTGGCACAGGCTGCCGTACTTGGCCTTGGGCTCGCCGTTGATGACGATGCGACCGTGGCCCATCGCCGAGTTGGAGGTGCGCTCGCCGGTGCCTTCATTGTCGGCGCCGGCCTGCGCGGCATTGGGTGCGGTGGCTGGCAGGATGTAGTTGGCTAACGTCTGCGACCACGGGTCCTGGAAGTTGAACATCTTGCCGATGCGTTTCCAGTTGGCCGAGAGCATCGAGTAATGGCGCTGCTGCGAACCGGTCCAGCTGCCGCGGGCGGCTAGCGGCCGCACCCGTAGGCTGATGAGGTTGTGGCCCCATTCGGCGACCACATCGCCGCCGCCTTCGCCCGGCATGAAGATGTCGACCTGATTGCCGTCGTGCCAGCGGTGCAGCGCGCCGTACTTCTCCATCAGCGTCGACACCAAGTGCATCGGGCTTTCGTTATTCTGCTCCCAGAAGTCGTGCATGATGCTGCCGAAGAGGCCGGACGCCCCACCCGACAAGTTGGCCTGTGCGCCACCCTTGCTGGTGAAGTGCTGTATCCAGTCCGACGCCGATTTGGTCTCGCCCTGGTCCTGGCCGTCGGGCGCGCCCTCGCCCATGTTGTCCGAGTCCGGTTCCTTGATCTTGCTATACATGTCGGCGCCGTAGGCGTGCACCCACATGCGGCGACCGCCGCCCTGGCGCGCAAATCCGTACTCCAGATCCTGCTGGCGACCGCGGAACACGGTGGCGCCGCCTTCATTCTCCCATCCCAACTGCACCACCACCGGCGCATTGAACGGCGGGATCGGCAGGCGGCCATCGCGGTCGTCTACTTCGATTTCGCAAGTCGGAAGGGAACGATCAACGATGCGCACCGCGATCAGGTGCGGGTCGAGCCGATGCGTGATGTCGACGCCGCCGAACTCGACCTTGCACCAGGCTTTCAGCCGATTGGTCTGGATCGGGTCGCCCAGGAACGGGTCGAACCCATCGCCGGGATCGACATACATGCCGCCCGCGGCGTTGACTAACTTCGCTTTCAGCGGCAGCAGATCGAGCTTGTTCATCATAATGTGTAAGCCCTATCGGTCCACAGAGTGTCAGTCGGCAGCAGTTCGATCTTGCCCAGGATGAGGGTGGGATCGATCGGCACACGCAGGAAAGTGCCGACCGGAATGAACGGGGTAGTGCGATGCGCAAACGCCAGCTGCGGGTTGGCGTCGAGCATGATCTCGACCATGCCCGGCGCCTTTCGGCGATAGCGTTTCCAGATGATCAGGTCTGCGGTCACGTAGTCGGTCGTGACTTGCCAGAGCTCAAACCCGGTGATGGCCATCAGCCAAGACCTTGGGGGTTTACAACTGTTCCCCACAGGCTCGATATGCGCTGGTCGTTGGCCGGCACCGGAACGCGCACCATCACGCACTCGAATGCGACCTGCTGGCCCATGCCTTCGGCCGACAGATGAGTATGCGCGCGCACCAGCTTGTGCAGCGCGAACCAGCCCATCACCTTGCCATCGCCGCGGATCAGGATGTTGACGATGCCGTCGCGCCGCTGCAGTTCCATCGCCTCTAGCTGGAACATGCCCTGGATGCGATACGGAAACACCCGGCCGCGGAAGAAGACCTGCTCGTCATTCTCACCCACCCACTCGCGATAGATCGCAGCGCCGGCAATCTCCTTGATGGCCCAGTCCGTCTCTGTGTCGTGATCCAGCTCGTGCGTATTGAGCCCGACCACCACGAATTGGATCGGTCCCCATTGATACAGGATATTGTTGACGCCGCTGTTATAGACCGGCGCATGCAGGGCAGGTGGGTTCTTCTGCCATGACGCGATCGGCAGCGGGCTGACTTCGCCCGCTGTCTGCAGCGACAGATAGTCGTCGAGCGTATAGGCTGAAACGTCGGGCATTTTACATCGGTCCCGTGTCCGCTAGGGTTTCGTGCGCCTCGCGCCGCGACGCCTGCTTATGCTGGTTCCACTGGCGGGCGCGCGCGAAGGTGTGGCGCGCGGGCGCCACCTTCGGCATCTCCGCTTCCACGCTCATCTTGACCGGCTTCTCCAACGCCGAGCGCAGCTGCTGGTGCTGGTCATGAATGTGATCAAAAGTGCCCTCGATGCGCTCCTGCGGCGAACCGGCTGCCGCGCCCGGGAACCGTCGTCGAACGGCGGCTGCTGGCGTATCGCCTTCGCCACCAACCCGACTGATGCCGCGCGCAGCACCTAATCCTGGTCCAGCAACCCGTCCGCCTTCCGGCCAAGCCTGGGTCGGAGCGCGCGCGGTTTGTGTCGCGCCGCCACCGCCCCCGCGTTGTTCTTCAACTAATTTAGCCCATTCACCTGATTGCCGCATTTCCCGAATGCGGTTAACAACGCGCGATCCTTCGGTTGCTTCCCGATGGCCTGGATTAACTTCGCCGTGACCATAAATTGGGATGTCAGGGTAATTTTTAGCTATGAACCTGGCAGCACTATCAACCTGCGCGTCAGTAAGGTCACGATCATCTTTTGCTATGATCTCCATGCCAAGAATGTTTGGATTAGTAATTCCCTGCCGCTGAAATTCCCGCGGCGTGTGGGCTTGGCTGATATGGCTTGTGCCGCCATAACCAAACTCGCTCCTTACATCGTGGATATTGCCTTCGCGATCCATAATGTACTGCGTACCAACGCCAGGACGACTGCGTTGCCAATCAGCCACGACACCACCCGGAGTGCCACGACCGGCGGTATGGTGCATGATGAAAGCCAGCGGATCGCGACCTGATGGCGCTGACATCGCACCGGGCGACGTTCCGCTGGGCGCACCGGTGACTTGACTCGGCGTGATGCTAGGCGTGAGTGGGCCACCGGCACTTGGCGGCGCACCTCCTGCGGCGCCGGCTACCCCTCCAGCCCAATCCATCCATTTCGCGATGTCTGGCGCGCGGCCATGCCAACCGGGACCATAGCGCATCGAACCGAAATAAGCGCCTGCACCACCCCAACCGCTGTAGGTCCCCGGCCCGCGCCCAGGTTCTGAGATCGCACCGAACTGTGGAATGTACTTGGCCCATTGGTTATAAGCCGCCTGCATCTGCGCAGCGGGGTCAGTTACTGCACCACGCACACCATAGTTGGCCAAATCGCGTGGCCCCATCTGGAACAGGCCACCACCAGCAGCACCGGGCTGCAGCGAACTTTCCTGCTGCGCCGTCGCCAGGAACAACCGCGCCCACTCTTCGGGTGCGCCAGTAGTAATGCCCCAACGCGCCGCGTCGCGCGGGATGAACCCGTGCAGCGGACCACCGCGAAACATCTCGGTGGCACGTTGGAAAAATGCCGTAGGATCGAGCCCACCCCGGCCGCCCTGGCGTTGAGCAACTCCCGCTCCAACTCGACCGCCAGTCGGGAATGGCCAGGCCGCTCCTGGCGCGCCAGCCTGACTTTCGAGTCCGCCCGCTCTCCAATCTCCAGTCTCGCCACCGGTCTTGGCCCACGCTGGGGCCATTTCGGGGAACGGCACGGGCGGCGCACCGACGGGACCGCCGCCACCGGTTGTCTGCTGGCCACCAGCGCCGGTGCCGCGCGGCCCGGCGCGGCCCATACCCGCGGCATAGGCTTGCATGCCGCCGCCCGGGCCGGGTGCGCCGAACGTGCCACGGCCGCCCTGCGCCTCGATGTATTTCTGCAGCTCCTCGTCCGACATCTGTCCGAAGTCGGTCGGCATGCGCTTTTGCTCGCCCATAGCCAGCGCGTGGATGCGGGTCCACATCTGCGCGGCTTCGGTCTCCTGCCGCTCCTGCGCGGTGCGCGCCTTGCCCAGTGGCACGACAGCCTCGGGGCCGCCTTCGCCGACCATTGCCAGTGTCGGCTGATCGACGACGCCGCCTTCCTGCATGAACGGGATATTTAAGGGTACGGGCTTGGTGCCTTGCGGCGTTGGCTTCATCGCCTCCCCGATAGCCCTATTTAGCGCACCGGCAGCTTGACCCATCAAATCAGGGTGCTCAGGCGTGCCATGTCCGCCGAACAGAAGCTCAGGAAGTTTTGAGTAGTCGGCCTCGGTGATGGCCTTGATTGCCTTGGCGATCCGTTCCAGTTCGTTGGCGAGATTGGTCAGCGCTTCGCTGGCTCCCAGCCGTTCCAACAACAGGCCGACGCTGTTCTGCAGGATATCCCACGCCGCCGACAGTTTGCGCAATGCTCCGCCACCTTCCAGCTCCAATGCCAAATGTCTATCCTTCAAATCGTTGGCGTCATGCACAGCCTGCTGATAGTACCTGCGACTCTCTTGGCTGACTTTAGATTGTATATCAACGAACCGGCGCGCCGACTCGCTGGGCAGCATGTCACGCCAAGCCGCTTCGAACCCCACTCGGTCATTGCCGAACTCGCGCAGCAGGTCTTTGCGCTTGTTATTAAGCGAGTCCATCAAATCGAGGAAATCGCCGTGCCCGGCCCGCATGGCCTCGATGTCGCCCTGCATCAGGAACCCGATCTTGGACCGCGGGTCGCTGATGTCCCTCAGTATTTCCTGCAGGCCACGCGCCGCCTGCATCGGCGATCCCAACGCGGTTGCCGTCTCCTTGAACACCGCACTGAGTTGGCCGGCGGCTTCGACGCCGTGCAATCCGATGCGGTCCATATCCGCCATCATGCGCGGCGCCACGGTCGCAAACTCGTTGCCGATGCCGTCGAGGGTTGTAGACCATACCCCCATCAATTTCGGTATCTCTTCGAGCTTGACGCCCAGGTCTTTCATCGCTGCGGTAGTTAGACGAGTGGCACTGTTGACTGACGTCTCGGTCAGGTCAGCGAACTGCTGCATCGGCTCGAATATCTTGCGCACCTCGTCTGGACTAAGCCCCGAACGGGTCTGAAAATCACGGAAGGCACGGATCATTTTTTCGGCGGATACCCCAGTCGCCGCCGCCAACTCTTCAACCTGTTCCTGCACATGTTTAAGCTCATCGGTCGTCGCGCCAGTCGACAACCGCAGCCGCGTCATCTGTTCCTGCATATTGGCGAAATTTATATAGGAGCGTCGCGTAAATTCTTCGACAGCTACAATCGAGAATGCTTCTTTAATCTGCGATCCGAGTTTGGCGTAGGCTTCGGTCGCATAATTCGCATGTTCAACCGCCTTCTGGCCCGCATCCCGGTGTTTGTGAGCGGTCTCATCAACAGCCTGACCTAATTTCTTCGCCTCTTCAGTAGTAAGCTGAAACCCTCCCCTCGCTACCCGGTTGGCTTGCTCTGCACTGTAGCCATAGCTCTTCAGGCGCTCCACCATTGCCCGAATAGTCGGGTCGGTGGAGTCAGTCGCCGTTATATTTAGATTGGCTCTGTATTCGACGTCACTCACGACACGGCCTTCATCGCTTCAGGCGGCGCGAAGTTGAGATTGACATCCTTCTCCTCGGGCGGGATCACCACCTTGGGCGGCGTCGGATAGCGTTTGACCGGTCCCTCCACGTGCGGGAATCGCGGGTCTTGCTGGTCGCTGACTTTGCTTTCGGTGATGCTGGGCAGCTCCTCGTCGGGCGTCGCAAACGGCCGCCGGCCCTCGTTGATGTCCTTTTGCGCCCAGGTGGCCTGCGCGAACAGTAAGGCGAATGTAACCCGGTCCACGTCCGGCGCCGTGATCTGCCGCAGCAGCCGCTCCGGCAGATCGGTCAGCTCTGCCAGCAGCGCGAGGCCAGACGGGATCTGCTGGCGGCCCCAGCGGATCGAATGCTCGTAAGTAGGCGCGCGAATGATGATCGCCTCAACATCGCGCCCTTCATGCTTAAGCGGCGTAAACAGCTCGACCACGAACGAGCCGTCCCGCCGCATTGCCCAGGCTGCTCCCACTGGTTACACGCCCGGCACGAAGCCGCCAGTGGTCTGGATCAGCGCCGCGACGTTGGTGGCGCCGGTCGAGAGGTAGTTGTTGATGACGGCATTCTGGTCGACGCCACCGATCACCCGGGTATTGGTCGGGAAGTCCCACAGGTAGACTTGCTCGCCCGCGATGTTCAGCTCGTAGTGCATGATGCACCGTATCGAGTAGTTGGTATGCATCACGTCGCCGCGCCGATAGTTCTGCGGATCGGAGCGGCCCAGCATGCCTTTGAGCACCGCCATGGCTTGCGCCGCCTCGCCGGTCGATTGATCGCGGATCACGCCGTAGGCGGTGAAGTAGTTCATCGTGCTGGCCCACGACCCGATCAATTCCATGACCTGCGGCGTCAGGCCGAGCAACACAAACGTGCATTCCAACCGCGCGATGACCGTGGAAATTTCCACGGCGACCGGCGCGCCGCCGGCACGGTGGTCGACGTACTGCATGTCCAATCCCGGCAGCTTCAGTTCTGTCAAGATCAGGTGGTTGCTGTCGGCAGCATTATCGGCCGCCGACCCGCAGAACAGGTTGGCGTCCTCCATAGTCCAGACGGGATTCGGCATTGCTGACTCCTATTGCGAGCAACAAAAAACCCGGCGCGAGGCCGGGCCGATCAGGTTGACTTGTTGGGGTTGGATTAAGCGGCGACGTTGAGCTGCTGCTCGAGCTGGGCCACCATCTGGTCAATGGCGGGCTTGTAGCGCGCGCTCATGGTGGTGATCAGTTTGAGCACCGGCGGCTCTTCGGCGACGAACCCGACGGTCAGGTGACCGAGCCGGATCTCGTTGGCGGAGTTGAGCGCACCGCGGAACGTGGCGTGACCATCGATGATCTGCTCACGTGCTTTCAGCACGCCGAGGAAGTCGTTGATGGTGGTGATGACATTGTGCACCGTCTGCCGATCGATGTTGGCTCGACCGAGGTAGGTGCGCAGCGCCGGCATCAAGCTCAGGTGGATGTAGTCACGCCCGCGCTTGACGTTGATCATTTGCCACAAGGGATCGTCGCCGACGTTGTCGAGGGTGATCGAGATGAAGCCGCCCGAGGAGATGGCGGACTCGATACCGATCAGACCACGGGCGATGATGCCGATGTTGGCCGCCAGCAGCTGCTGCCCTTCGGTGGCTGGGTCAGTCAGGTTGAAGTTGACGGTGCGGGCCGGGCCGACAATGCCCTGAATGGGCTGGTTGGCCCACGAGTGGAACGGCGCCCCAGTAGCGAAGTCGCGCGCCACCGCCAGCCCGATCTCACGCGGCGCCCGCGGCACCACGATGATGTTGCTGGAGACCGGGTCCATGATCTTGACGCCGCCCGAGACCGCGATCAGCCGCTGGTGGTTCATGGTGGTGCGCCAGTTCTCGTCAGCGATCTGGCTAATACCGGCCGACTCCACGACGGCGACGCCGATCAGGTTGTCGAGCACTGCCGGCAACGCTGCGCACACCGGGTTGGCGCCGAGCGCCATGGTGGCAGTCATCGTGCACTGGGTCGCCGCGATGGCGTCGCGACCGCCGGTCAGGGTCGGGCCAGACAGCGACAGGCCGGTCACGGTGGTGCCGAGGGTGAACGAGTTGCCGGAGGCGCCCGCGGTGTCGTCTACGATGTTGATGGTGCCCGTTACCAGCGTGTAGGTGCACTTGCTGATCTGGGTGTCGGCGGTCGAGTTCAGGAACGTCACTAGGCTGTTGAGGGTGGCTGACAGATTGGCGCCGATCTGGACTTGGTTACCCACCGGGGTGCCCGATACGAAGGTGACGGTGCTGCCATTGAGGTTGATGGTGGCCCCGATGCCCGGCTGCTGATTGAAAATCATCGAGCCGGACGCGGCCAGCGCCGTGATGGGCGGACCATCGGGCGGCGGCACGGTCACCAACGGCGCCACCGTCATCCAGGCGCCCCAACTGTCGATGGTGATATCCTGGTTGTGGATCGAGCCGTCGGCCTCGGCCACCACATGCGCTACCGGCTGGATCAGATTGGCGCCGTTAGTCTCGCCACCGCCCGGGGCGAACGTCAACTGATACATGGCGCCCGGCTTATAACCCTGCCCGACCGTGTTGACGTTGAGCGTGTTGAGGCTGTTGGCCTGCTGCCCGGTATAACCAGGTGCACAGATTAGCCGCGGCGTGCAGTACAGCATGTTTGGCGCCTTGGTGAACGCCCACACTCCGGTCTGCAGGATCGAGTTGCCCATCACCTTCGAGATGGTCTGCTGCAGTTTCAGGTTGGCATTGGCGTCGGTGCCGTAGTCGGTGCGAACGATCACAATCTGCGCTGCGACCTGGAAGTCGGCGAGCTGCGCGTTGATGCCGTTGATGGCGTCGGGGATGTAGCCGTCGGTCCCCAGCGCGGTCAGCTTATCAACGTCGTTGCTGTAGACCAGCACCGGCGTGTTGAGCGGATAGATCGTGGCATCAGCCGTCGAGCACGGCCCGATGATGCCGATCACATCCATGTTGGCGCCCAGGACGGGTTTGGCCTGGTCATCAACCTGGATAAACTGTAAGCCGAAATATGGCTGAGACATGAGCCATCCTTTCTTTGGGTATGGAGGAGGAATAGAGGACCGGCGGCTGCCGTCAGGCCGCCGGCAAGTTATCCGCTAGCCAGGGAGGAACGTGCTAGGGGATCAGAACTCTAGGCTGGGCGTCATGATTTCCAGCTCGGTCTTCTCGTTGCCCGACTGGCTGCCACCAAACAGTTTGATGGTGATGATCGGCGCACGGTTCGGTGTGTCGGGCGGATCGGTGAAGAACGTCAGAAGCCGGACGTAATAGTCGCTGTTAGGATCTGGCTGGATATCGCTGACCAGAATTGTCTGCACGCCATCGAGTTCGAGCGTGACATTGTTGAAGTTGATGGCCATTGGTTCCTCATGCAGTCCAGATCATCCAATCCTGCAGTTTCACGTCTGGCAAACCACCGCCAGGAGATGCGTACCAAGCGTGGTAAAAATTCTGCACACCCGGCGCCCACGGTGACTGGGCAGAATAAGTAAGCGTTGCGCCAGGAACCGTATATACCCCTGATGCAGCATATGCGCCGCCTGCCGACATCGAACAAGTCGAAGTATCGCCGTTGATATAACAAGTGCTAGGATAGTTGCAGTTGATGATCGGACCCGATGAATAAACGTAAGTCTGCTGCGGTAGATTAGACAAATTGGGGACACTTGCAGATGGCTGCAATGGCGTGCTTAAGGTCCAGGTCTGTGACGTACCTTCAAAAGTGACCGTGCAACTCACCGATGCGCCATAAGCAACCGTCGATGGCGCGTTCATTCGCAGATAAATCGTGTCGCCCGGATTGGCCGTGCCACCTGTACCCCAAGGACCGCCGGACGAATTAGAAATCTGCGCACCGCCGCCACTGACCGAGATGGAACCCGCTAGATTGCAGTTGGTGATCGGCGCCGACACCATATAGGTGCCGCTGTTGGGCAGCACGACATTGGCGGCATAGCCGCCAGGATTGACCGAAGAGAAGTTGAATGACGGTTGCGTGCAAGCCGTAACTGAGAAGGTCTGACTGACGCCCTCGATACTAACCGTAGCCGTATTTGTTTGATTGTAATTCGGCACAGTCAACCGCACGTAGATAGTGCCGCCCGGATTGATGGTAGTGCTCGTGCCCCAAGTCGAGCCGTTATTGGAAATCTGCGCAGTGCTGCCGGTCACCGTGACAGGTGTTGTTGCCACGATATTATCGACAACCGAGCTAGAAGTGACGATCGAACCGGGCGCCGAGATCGGCGCATTAGTAAAACTGAACGACGGCGGCTGGCCAACGGCCACCGTATAGTTCTGCGACACCGTTCCGATGGTCACGGTGCAAACATTCTGCGAGCCAAATACGTTGGGCGCGTCCTGCCGAACATAAACGATGCCGCCAACCGGGATGGACGCGCTCGCGGCCCAGGTCGATCCGTCGGCCGACACCTGGGCGTTGAGCCCACCGCTGACAGTCGCGGTCGTCGTTCCCGGCAGATTGGCAACTGGCGACGACGCTTGAACCTGCGTGGCGCCCTTCACCGCGTAGGTGAACGGGAACGAGAAACTGATTGGCAGCGCCACCGCGCCGAGGAAGCCGCGCGTCGCGGGCAGGATCAGCATCAGGCCGCCGTATCGCCGCCCAGCACAAACACCGCATTGGTGCCGCTGGTGTTGGACATGCACATCAGCGACACCACCGCGTACTGGCCGGCGGTCTTGTACTGACTCTGACGGTTGCGCAGCGTAGCACCAGCTGCCGCCGTCAACGTGACTTGGCCCGCACCGCCCTGCCACACCAACGCGTTCCAGCCCTTCGGCAGGCTGTTGGGCAGCGTCGCGGTGATAGGCGAGGCATTGGTGAACGTGGTCTGGCGACCGTTGTCGCTGGCGGTGAAGGTGTAGGTCGTGCCAGTCTGGTCATCAAACACCGCAGCAATCTGCGTCGAGTTGATGGTCGACGCAGCGATCTGCGCCAGCACGAACGCTGTAGTGGCCAGCTTGGTGGTGTTGTCGTTGGCTGCCGGCGTCGGCGCGGCGGGCGCGCCAGTGAAGGTCGGTGACGCCAACGGCGCGGCGCCGAGTGTGGACATCGCCGCCGTTGCGTTGGCCGCGCCCAGAAATGAGATAATGAACGCCGACAGCACCATGCCGGCCAGCGTGTCGAGGTTGGCGCTGTGCGGCTGCAGCCCCGAAGTCGCGCTGTTGACGTAGGCTTGCGTGGCCTTGCCCGCCAGATCGCTGGTCAGGTTGGCGATGTCGCTCTCAACCAGCGACACCGCGCCAGTCTTGCCGGCGACCGACACCACCGGCCCGGCGGCAATCGAACTCTGCACGCCGGCCACATAGGCGGCGGCAGCCTGTGCATTAGTGTTGGCGGTCTGCGCGTTAGTGGCAGCGGTCTGTGCCGCGTTAAGGTCATCGACCATTGCCTGCAGCACGCCTGAGCCACAGGTCACTTGCCACTGGGTCGAGACCTTGGTCTTGCTGGCATAGATGCAAGTGGTGGCCAGGCCGAGACTGGGCGAACCGGTCCAGCTCACCAACTGGCAGACGCCCCAGTTGGTGCTGTCGGTCACGTCCATCACCATCAGCCATTTGGTGGGTGTGAACAGCTCCGCACCGGTACTGGTCAGCTGCATGTCGAAGCGTTGGCCAACGACCAGCGACAGGTTGACGCCATCGGCCTCCGCGACCAGGAACCCGAGCTGCGCCGCCTGCTGCAACGTGGTGAGGAATGGCCCTAACGTTGAATTGATGTTGGCCAACCCCAACTCGACCAGCGTGTTCTCGGCGGCGTCGTAGCCGTCCATGCGCACGCCGATGCCGTTGATGGAGAAGCACAGCTGACTGATCAAGTTGTTGAGCCACGCCCGCGTGATTGGCGTCAAATCGGTCTTGACCAGCAGCGAGTTGGGGTCGATGACTTGGGCCATCGCGCACTCAGTCCGGCACAGTCAGTGTGAATTGCGCTGCCGAATCGCACAGGTCAGCGAAGTTCTGACCATTCGGTAACTGACTGTGGTAGATCGCATCCGTCACCTCGTACTCGAAGCCCGGCATGAACTCCACGTTGAAGGCGGTGAAGATTGCCTTGACCTTCACCCGGTAGTAGGGAACATCCATACCGTCCTCCATTAAGCGCCGAATGCGATGCGCTGGGTGACTACGAAGTTGTCGCCGGTGCCGTCGGTGGTGCCGTCCAGTTCGACCTGATAAGACGACTGGCCGACGACGTTGAAGGTCCAACTGAACAGATATGTGACGCCATCCGGCTGTAGCACTGGAGCCGCAGTGACATCCGCGGTCTTATGGGTCGCGCCGTAGTGCAACGTGCACACCAGCGTATGATGCGAGGCGTTCCAGCTGTGCACCAGCGCGATCACCTTCATGCCTACGGTGGTAGCGCCGCCGCGTGCGATGACGGTCGAGATATGATGGTAGCTGTTGGACGTCGGGCCGGTCAGCTTGACCTGGCTGTTGGTTAGGCTGACGCCCGGCATCACGTCGGTAGTGCCGGTAAAGATCACTTCAAACGGCAACACCGCCGGATTGCTGGCCAGCGTCGGATTGTCCGGGTCACAGGCAAACGGCATCCAGGCGCCGGCAACCTGTACTGCATAACTCAAGTCGGTGGCAGGCGGGATGATGTGTTCGGCCAGAACGTCGATAGCGGTAATGCCACCAGCGAGCTGCAGCGGTGCCAATGCGATGGGGAACCGCAACTGCCCGCCAGACGTGCCTGTCGGCGCATCACCGCGGACGCCACTTGGGAGCATTGGGCTGCCCCACTGGCCCCACACCAAATAGTGCAGCATAAACCGCAGCGTCTTCGGGCTGGCCGCCACCCGGAACCAGCGCGAGCCGTCGTAATCCCAGCAATCACCCTGGTGCACGCTGTAGCAAGTGTAATCCACCGAGCACGCAAACTGGTGGTCATAAGTCGAGATCAGATGGAACGAATAACGCTTGCCAGCCTCCAAGAACACGGGCGTAAACGTGAGCCGCACCGGGTAGGCATAGACCGGAATGTTCGTGTAGACCGTCTCGAATTCCGTGTGCGTTCCGGTGATGACGGCTTGATACACGCCCTGCACGTAAGTGTTAGTCCAAGTAGGCGATTGCTGAAGAATCGTCTGCGAACTAACAATGTCACCGACCAGGATCGGGGCCGAATAACAAGTCTGGATCGAACTGGCGTCGAGGTCGAGCCGCGCGATGCACTGTTGGTGGTCCGGCACGCCTTGCTGGTCGCAGCGAAAGATCAGCAGCGTCAGCGGCTGAAAGTAGTTCGGCACCATGCTGAACACTGTGAGGCCGCCGAGCCATCCGTCTTGTGCGTTCAAGAATGACTGGCCGAAGTGGTTAGCGCTATAGCTCAGGTTGACGATGACTTTGCTCCAATAATAGACATCGACATCGTCGAACCAGAAATACTTCTCGCGCACCGATACGTAGCGTGGCCAGTCCCAGTTATCATCTGGATAGTTGACAACTGTCGTGTTGACCACTGCGACCCAGGTGTCGCCGACGTCGAACCGCAGGTTGATGTAGATCGGATCAGTGGTGCCGGTCACCTTCAACACTGTGGTCAGCGGCCCTGGTAGATACTGAATGCCACACCGATGGCGCGTGCGTGCCCAGTTCAATTTGCGCGGACTGAACACCCAATAAGGATGCGACAAGACGCGCTCGGCCACCCAGTCGAGCGTCGGGAACGAACAATCCATGCGGACACGCATGCCCGACGGCTTCGGCAGCACGAATGTATCCCACGCCTGGATCAGCGGCTCGGTCAGGTTCAGTAACGCTAGCTTGCCAGTCCAACCGGCGCTCGATGCTTGAAACCGCAAGCCCTCGTGGACAAACCCGCTATAGAGACCATCGACGTTAGTGCCCACCGCCGAATAGGTCGTGTCCAGGAAGTTGTCAGTGTTGTCCATCACGTACGAGGCTGGGCGGTTGATTAGCTGCCAAATCTGATTGACCAGATCGACCAGTTTCTGAAACTTGTCCCAAGTCACGAAGTTCGCCAGCATAGCGGCCAATGCCGCCAGCGATGACTGCAACGTAGCAATTTGCCCGTTGACAATTGACTGCCACGCGAGGAGCGCTTGGATTTGGGCTTCAACGGAAGTTAAGTTAGCCAGTTGCGTAGCAGTGACTTGCTGGATCGACACCACGCCTGATGGGTTCAACAGCACATAGGCGACCAGCAAGTTGGTCGCGGACACTGGCGGAAACGACGGACTGGGCGCTTCGACACCGTTGACCGAGCCGACGTTGCAGACGCGGATCTCGGTCATTGCCACGCTCTCGGGCTGCGCCTGCCCGGTGTCGGCATCGACCACAAAATTACGTGGCTGCACATCGGTCTGGACCGTAGTGCCCCAGGCCACGATGGCGATCTGCCGTTGCTGCGTCACCGGCATGGCACCCGCGATGGTCTGGAAGTCAATGGTGACCGGGTCTTCCAGAATATAGACCGCCCCACCCCAGTACAGGCGGCCGGGCGCGATAGTCACTTGCGTCGCCGCTGCCTTGCTGACAGTAAGGCCAGTGTAAGCGTTGCCGGCGTCGATGGCATCTACAACAATGTCGTCAATGGATTTTCCAATCCAATCCTGCATGTTGTTGAAGTCGCCAGCTTGGGTTTCCATATTGTCCTCAAAGAGGACATCTTTTTCAGCCATCGCTAGCTCCTAACTGATGTCGGTGAGGTACTGGCCGATCTTGAACCGACCATCTAAGACGGTGATGTCGCGCAGCTGGATGATGCGCTTGACCCGCGTGTTGATCAGCACGGTGTCGCGCGCTGCCATTGAAGCGGTCACCGCACGCCGCAGCTTGTCGATCAATTTTGTATTGCGCGGCGGAAAGTAACGGCCCGAACCGAAGTAGTAATTGGCGCGCGCATAAAATCGCGGCCAGACGAAGGTGGCCTGAATTTTGGCCTCGGCGGTGTACTTGGGAATGCCGAACCGCGACCGCCCCATGTAGACGTAGGCCTTGCGATAATCGGGCAGCCGGGTCGCATCAAACAGGTACCAACGCTCATACAGATACATCCAGGCGTTTGACTTGGTCAGGTAGGCGTAGTGCATCGGGGTATTGCAGTAGAACTCGAAAATACGGCGCGGATGCTTGACGTAGACATGTTCCGGCCGCACCTGGAGCGGCTCCAGCCCCGGCTTGATGGTTTGGAAGATCGCCTGAAACTGCGTGATGTCGAGCGAGCCGTCGCGCGGAATGCGCACCAGCCGCTCATTGGTATAGGGTATCCGGCCCAGGATCACCGCATGCTTGCGCGTTTTGTTGAGCGCATAACCCTGCGGCAGCAGATATTGCTTATTGCCAGCGCCCGGATAGTAGATGTTGCCGCTGATTGCGGGCAGCATCACCTCGTCATAGTAGGTCGGTTTTTGGCGTCCGGCCAGAACGCCGTATACCCGCCGCACCGTACACTCGGTCTCGACCCCGGTGCGCGGTTCATACACCGTGCAGCGGCGCAGGTACTTGCCGCCAGCGTTGTAGTTGGTCGGATAGAACTTCCACAGCGGCCCGAAGAAGTGTCCATTGTGCACGAACTTCTTTCGACCGGCGCCGCCGCGCACCAACTGGAACCCGCCCAGGTAATTCAGCCACGGCAGCTGCGGGCGTGGCGCGTACGGATAGATGCGCAGCTGCGGAAACCGCGCGACGTACGCCTTGCGCTCGGCGTCAGTCAATGCTGGCCCCGGCATGAACTGCGCTGGTGGTGAGGTGACCTTGACGGTCTTAGCGGTAAAGCCGGGCGACGCGTTGATGGTGTTGACGAAGTCGATCAGTCCGAGACGGCTGCCGCGCTCGTATTTGAACCGCCACTGATTAGCAGTGAACCAGCGGCGGAACTCGGTCGGCCAGTCGTCCTCCCACAGATTGACTCCCATCGCCCACGCCAAGAAGGGCAGGTTCTCTGTGTAGATGCGCCATGGGTCCCACTGGTCTTTGACCAGCTCGGCGTAAGTCTGCGTCAGCCGGAAAGCATCAACATCGGCCAGCGCCTTTTCCAACCCGGCGGCGTTGCGGTACAACACCGCCGAACCGGCATCCTCGATGATGCCTGGCCACATGAAGTCGGCCTGCAGCCAGGTCGTGCCGACCGTCAGTGACGTCTCGCCGGTCCAACTCGCTGCCAACTCCATGAAGTTGATCAGGTTGGGCCGGACCATATGGCCGCGACCGTCCCAGGCGCCGTAGGGCGAACCGGTGTCGGGGTTGATGAACCCGCCTGGGAACACCGCGCTGATCATGTTGCGGTCGAGCCACAACATGGCAGCCTGCGCCGCGACCCCGCTCAAGCTGGCGGCGATCTGCCAGCTCTTGCCTGCGATGGCGGTAAGGCCACCGGTACCGCTCAACCTGGTGTTGGCGAACGCCGAGCGCTGGATCTGGCTGATGGTCGTGACAAAGATGCCGCCGCCCGCGCCGGCAAACACCGTCCCGGCAAACGCCGAGCGCTGGATTTGGCGCAGCGGCACGGCGACCACGCCATTGCCTGCGAACGCCGCCGCGATCACCGCCTTAGTTCCAGGCAACGTTGCCTGTAGCGCACCGCTGCCGTCAAACTCCGCGCCGATGATGAAGGTCGTCACTCAGCGACGCCCATGTAGGTTATCTTGGACGACATCACGTTGACGCAACCGCTATTGTCGACCGTGATGTCAGTAGTGGGCGAGATGATCTGCGTGTTGTAGACGCCGGTCTGTTCCGCGAACGCCCCCTCCAGACTCATCATGGTGAGATCAGAACCCAGCCAGCGCAGCGCCGCCACCAACACGTTGACCGTCTGCATCACCGCCAGCATGGTGCTGTCCTTATCAACACCAGGGAACAGCCACACCTTGGCTTCGATTTTGGTGTTGATCACCTTGGGTGCGATGACATTGATGACATCGGTCAGGCCTTTGCGCGCAGTATTAGGCTCGTTGATGTACTGCCACACCGCCGCGATCTGTTCCTTGGAAGGCTGCGGATTGCCGTTGAAGATGGTCGTGTAAACTGTCCTGGTGACTGGATCGAGCGTACTAACTGGGTTGAACACATCCGACATGATCGGAATGTAAACGTTGCCGGTGCCTGCTTTGGTGAAGCAGCTGGCATCGCGCAGCGACGGCTGGCCAGCGAACTGCGGCGCCGACATCGCCCAGAATTTGTAGCTCTCGTAAGTGCCCTGGCCAGGCCCAGCCAGCGACAGGATGCTGGGACTAAGCCAAATGCGCTGCCGATAGGCAGCATCGGTCTCCGGCACCGTAACCGTGGTCTGCGCCCCCGTTGCCGGGTCAGTCGTCACCACGGTGGTCTGCAGTCGCGGTACGCCATATGGATAACGGCTGGCAATGGCGTCGAGATCACTGCCGACCGCAAACGCCAAGGTGATGGCGCGCGCTGCCTGGTTGACGCGATCGCGCACCAGCATTTCAAAGAACGTGTTGAGTTCCTGGTTGATCTTGATCGGATCAAATTCCAGGTTCTGAACATCGTACTGCGCGGCGTTCGGCGGGTCGTACTTGTTCCAGATGATCAGCAGCTGCTGCATCCGCCGCGTCAGGATATCCTCGGTGCCGATCGGCTCCAGCACCCGCATGGTCGGCAGTAGGTCCGGCCGGATGACCGAGAACCGGCTGGGCGTCGTGGTGACGAGATTGAGCGGCAGCGCCATCAGATGTTACCCACCGGAATGATGTCCCACAGACCACTGCCCTGGCCGACGGCACCGAAGTAGCGCAGCTCCAGCGGGGTGAAGTCGCCCAGATGGGCACGCGGCCGATAGACACCTTCGTTGCGGAAGATCACCTGGCCCTGGCGGACCAGCGTATTGACCGGGTCATCCACCTTGGGCACCCAGGTGTTGTTGAGCGCCGCACCCATGAAGTAGATCTGTTTGATGCGGTAGTTGGGCTCCCACAGTTCCAGCGCCTCGGCGATTGCCCACCAGAACCGAGTGATGATGCGCGGCACGATGCTCTCGCCAAGCATGCGCGGGATGAACGAACCGACCCAACGCCGCAGCACGCGCTCGTGATAGGAAGTCTCGAAAATGATCTCCATCGACTGTTCAACGTGCGCCCAGCCCTGCAGCAGCTTGCCGGTGCGACGGTCCATGCCGTTGCGCGGCGGCGACACGAACGCGCGCTGTCGCCACAGGTCTGGCCAGACTGCATTGACCTGGTTGAAGAACTGGTTCTGGGCGTAGATGTCATCCAGAACCTTGATGGTGGTCACGGCGTCGGCGCCTCTTCCGGCGTCTCCAGCTCGATCACGCCCTGGTCGAGCCAATACTTGGCCTGCGCGTCGAGCAGCCGGATGCAGTGCTTGCCGCCCTGGAAGAAGGTCTTGACGCCGCCGATGCCGCCCTGCCCGTCAGGCGTGAATGCGGTATCGTTGATGACGTAAACCTTCGGCACCTCCGGCGTAGGCGTCGCCTCCTTGGCCTGCCGTTTGGCTTCCCACGGGGATACTGGCATGGTGGTCTCCTACTTGTTGTCCAACGGAATGCTGCACTTCTTGATCTGGATCGGCTTGGTCGACCAACAGCCGCTCTTATCGACGAAGATGGTGTTCTGGCCCTCCTTGCCGTGCATGATCAGCGCACCCTCCTTATGGGTGGCGCTACGAACGTCCTCGCCGACGCGATGGGTGATGTAGCCCTTCTCGCTGACCCGGCTCTTCATCGCGGCTTTCGCCTGCTTCTGCTGTTGTTGGCCGCCCTGCTGCTGCTTGCCCATCGAGCTGAGGCCGCTGAAGCCGCCAGCGCCAAAGCCACCCGATTGCTGTTCCAGCGCACCGGACTGATCCTTGTGCTGCTGTTGCTGCTGCGCCTCCTCAAGGATGAAGATCTCGCCGTAGTCGCCGCCTGACTGGCCACCACCACCGCCGCCGCCTCCACCGCCTCCACCGCCTTGACCACCACCGCCCTGCTGACCGCCGTCCTTGTGCATCGCCGACGCGGCTTTGCCGGTCTGGGTGCTGTGACCATTCACCTGGTTCGCGTGATCGGGCGCTGGATGCGACTGGCTCTCAGCCCAGTGGCTGACAGTAGCGTTGCGGAACGAGCCGCCGATGCTGGAGATGACGACGTTTTGACCTTTCTCGTACAAGTGACGCTCGCGGTTGCCGCCGCGCTGATCGCCGGTGGCGAGCCACGGACTCAGCAGCTCGCTGCCGTCGTTCTTGATGCCCATCACGCAGCGGATGCGGTCGCCCTTCACCTCTTTGACGTAGCCGAACCGCTGACCGTTGCCCGCCTGCCGCTTGGTTTCGGCGAGCTGGTAGAACATCAGATCCCATCGATTGAACATCAGGGCACCGCCTTTAGGACTGCGCCCAGCTCCTCGGCGACGGCTTCGCCGAGTTGGCGCATGGTGAGTACAGTTGGTGGATGCGCCGGCCGATCCGGGAACTCGACCCGCAGCCGACGGGTCGCATTCCAAGGCTGCGTCACGCACCGGCAGTTGGGGTGGATCAGATTGGTCCGCTCGCCCACTACCGGATGCGGCGGCGTATAGTTGGCCCACTTGGCCGCCAGCGCATTGATGTCAGCCACGGTGTAAGGACTGTTCTCCGCCGCCTGTTCGCAGATTGGACAGACCGTGTCGTCCCCGCTGGTGACGATGTTGAGCAGCTGATTGGTGTTGAAGGTATTGTCACCCGGGCTTTCCCATGGCCGCTGCCAGTTGGGCGACGGGTTCAAGGTGATGGCGCTGGCGTCCATCGACCATTCCAGGTTGGACGGCGTCGCCCGATGCACCGTGATCATCGGCTCGATGTCATTGGTCGCCAGCCCGGTACTGTCCGACAGATACTCGACCGAGGTGCGCAACACATTGTCGCCGACGGTGTTGAGCGCGCGCGCGAGAGCAGCCGGCGTCTTCCGCGGCACCGTCTCCATAAACCGCCCCCACTTCAGCAGGTCTTCGAAATCGATATTAACGTTGATCACGGCGGCTCAGTCAGCGGCAGCCATGGTTGCTCTTCGTTGTCGTCGTCCGGCGTCTCGAGTTCGGTCAGCGGCGGCACGTATTCGTTGAGGTCGGTGTAGTCGAGCGGCGCCTCTTCCTGCTCCGGCCACGGCAGCGGCGTGCCATCCGGCACCAGATGCTTCACCGCCTCGGTATCCAGACCGAGATACGCTTGCGCCTGTCGCCAGGTCGGCGCGTTGATGTTGGTCAGCAGGGGCTGAATGATATCGGCGGTGTCTTTCACGTGCATGTATGGATTGGAGTTGGCCAGGGCGATGAACTGCATGATCGGATGCTTCGGCTCCAGCACGGTGCCGGGTATGGCGTCGAAGATGGTTGACATCACGATGATGATGCGGCGCGCCGCGAACTTGACACCGGCGCCTGACTGGCCGCCGCGCACCGTCAGGATGCGATGCACCTTGCGTGCCATTTGCTTGAACAGGTTGCCCCATGGGCTGCGCGGGTCACCGACGAGCGCCGCCAATGCCTGCGCCGAAATGATGTCGCAGGAAAGTTCCATGCCTTCGTCGGTGGCGGCGATTTGCAGCGTCAGCTTGCCAGTCGGGTCGCGCACCGCGCTCGCCACGCCGATCTCCAGCACGAGCTGCAGCAGCCGGGTCTGCCCGTTGTACAGCTCAGCCTTACCGGTGACCGGCGTGATGTCGTCGCGGTCGGTGTAGACCAGGATGTACGGTCGGGCCCGGCCTCCGCCGTAGACCGCGGTGGCGATCGGCGTCATGTCGCTGTCCGACACGCGGTCCTGCGCCCAGGTCTGGTCGCGCAGCGCGCCGACCGCAGTCGCCCTAATGACCGTTCTTAGGAGGCTCATACTCGCCCAGGCGCTCTAGGGCGCGCAGTAGCTGCCGCGCGAGCACTGCCATGTCTTCGTCAGGATCGAGATTGTCCAACGCATGGTTGGCCAGCTCGATCGCGTATTCCTTTTCCGGCGCGTCGTTGCGTAACGGCTCGATGGCAATGGTCATTCTTCCTGCACCCGCGTCAGGTTGACGTTGAAACGGCCAGTCGCCGACGGCGTGATCGAGTTGATGTTGTGCCAGGTGCCGCGTTCCGGCAGATAAACCCGATCGTTGGGCTGCCAGTTTGCTGGGTTGCCGAGCTGGTCCTCGGTGATGCTCACCCACTCGGCCGCAGTGAGCACCGGGCCGCCGACGTTGCTGCGCCCGATGGCGATGGTGCCCGCTTCACCAGTGGCCGCAGCGCCAGGCATCACATAGACGCCGATGCAATAGAGCACAGCGCGGCTCGGATCGACTTGCGGCCCGCCGACCGATGTATCCTCAGCGCCCATCATCGGGTGCAGTTCGATCGGTTCGGCAAAGTAGGCGTCAACGGCAGCATCAACCTGGCGCTCGAAATTGCGCCAGATACTCATACGACGGCCACCGCCGGGAACGTCCGGTCGCGCAGCAGCTGATACTGTAGGCCAAAATAGGTCAGGCTCAGTGCAGCGTTGCCCGCGCTCGTGCCGGCCGCGATTTGCTCAAACAGTCGTCGCTGTTCGAATGATACGGTGCGCTCGCCAAATCGGATTTCACGCATGAATAAATCTCCGGTCGGTGTCACCATCGTTGACAATCCACCGGGTAATGATGGCGCCCCTCCCGTCATGCGCCGAACAATCAATTCATTGGCGACCCAGAGGAAGCGGGCCTTGGCGTAGACGGTCGCGTCCCAGCCGCTTGGATCAGTAAACACATCAGCCAATGCAAAGACGCCTGCAATATCCGCATCAGGAAAGCCGGCGAACACAGGGAACTGCGCCTTGAAGGCAACGATGTCTTGTGAGGTCGCCATGGCTTATTTGATCGGCTGGCGCGCTTCCTCTGCCGCGGCTGCATTGGCCGGCGGCAGCGGCGCGATGTCCTCGATCACAACCGGATGCAGCGGACAGGTGAACAGCTCACCGCGGTCATTGTATTTGATGCGCCCGGGCCGGCGTTGCTCCCGGAACCAGGCGATGTCCTCGTCCAGCATCGGAAACTCGCGCTTCTCGCCAGCATGCAAGGTCTGTTGCATGCCGTCCTTGTCGGGCACGAGATGTGTTTGTACCGGATGCGTGTTGTGCACGGTGACGGTTGACCATTTCTTCTGTTGCCGTTGTGCGAGGATTTCGCCCCAAGAAATGGTGACTTTATCATTCATGCCTGGTCCTCCAGTTTTAGGACAACAAAAAACCCGCTCGAAAGCGGGCCCGGAATACTGATTAGCTTAATAGATTTGCTGATCAGCAGATGCCGTCGACGTAGCGCGCTGAGCCTGGCAAGCGCCACTCGAGCCCGGCCAAGCGGAAGGCCCCAGGAACGTCGAACACGAATGGTCCGGTCTGCCATACCGGGAAGAACCGATAGCGCATCGGGATGTGTAGCTTGATCGCCTCGGGATCACGCCGGTAAGCAATCATGCGTCCGACACCGCTAGCGCCGGCTGTATCAAGTCCGCGTACGGCCTGGATCGTGATCGGTCGCCCCGTTTGATTTGTGTAAATATTATTCTGCTTGATCCATTGCAGCAGGTTCATCGTCGTGTTTGGCAGCTGCGTGATCGACAGTAATGACATCGCGGAGATCGGCAACAGAACCGTGTCCGCCATCTCAACCGTCAAGGTAGCCTGCCAGATATTGGCTAACGCGCCGTTGACGTCCTGCAGGATCTGCGCAATCAGCGGCGTTGTCTGTGCCAAGTCATAAGCCCACGTGTGCGGCGCATTGATGATGGTCGGCGCGGTGTGATTGGTGAGACCCAACCAGTTTTTCACCGAATCGCCGTACATCGCAATGTTGTGGATCTTCTCTTCAGCACCTCGTCGCGCGGCATTGGCACGCTCAGTCGTGAGATTGGTGCCTGGCAGTAACATCGCCTGGCCCAGTTCCTCAAGATTGTAGCGATAGCCGATGCCGGCCATTTCGATCGCGGCCTCTTGCTTGCCGCGGGTGATGTCGGCGAGCGGGACGTCGCGGCTCTGCATGTTGAGCCAGTCGGCGCGGCCATACATATCGACCGAGTAGAACGTGATCGACTTCGCATACTCCGGCGCCGAACTGTCTATCGGAACAAACTCTTCGTAATTCAGCGCGGGATACTTGATCCGGTAGACTTGCGGTTCGATGTAGGCTGTCTGTGCAACCAGAAAGCCCATGGCTTGCTGCTGCCCAGCATCGGTTGAGAAGAAATTGCGCATCGTGTGTGTCTCCTTTTGAGAGCAAAAGCTGAGCTAATCCAGGGATCAGTACTGGATGCCGAGCGCGGCGACGGCGAGCTGCCCCGCGAGGGCGCTGGTGTACCAACGACCGCCGGTGATGGCAGTCGCTGCCGCGGTGCCGCCGGATTGCGTTGCGCCGGAGACAGTTGCTCCGGGGACGTTCGTGGCGATCGTGTAGGCGTTGCCAGCAGTGCCGACGACCTTCGTGGCGATCAGCAGCGTATTGGCGCCGCTGCCTTGGCCCGAACCGCCGGGCGACGGCGGATCAACCGCATACTTGCTGAGCACGATATTGGCGTCGGCCGATCCATTCAGGAATGCCGCAAGCGCAACCAGCGTGTCGCCGAGGGTTGGGCCAATATTGACTTGGTTGCCGGTGGCACCCGACGCCTTGAACGTCACAACCGTGCTCGTGCCGCCACCGATGGTAATGGTATTGCCGTCGACCGGTTGGCTGGTGAACGTGACGAAGCCGGACGCCGCGGCACCCGAAGCCGAGTTCGTCAGGAGCCCGCTGGTCGTGTCGTAGAACAAGCTGTCCCAGGCGGTGACGTTGGCGCCCGCGCGGACAGCGATGCGACCGCGCGTCATGATCGAGACGTTGGTCCACTGGCCGTACTTGTCGAGCGGGTTTGGGTTGTCGGTCGCCGACAGCGGATCAACCGCCGCCAGGGCCAAGGTCTTGTCGCGCTGCACCAAGCCGATGAACTTGCTGCCGCCGAGCACGCACATCTTGTCGTTGGTGTCCTGACTGACGCCAACGCCGAAGCCGATTCCGGCCGAGGTGTTGCATACGCGGGTGATGGTCTCCGCATCGTTCTCGTCGATGATCATGCCCAACAGGAAGGGCGCGATCTGCGGACGATACGTCGTCTGCAAAACAGTCGTCATTTGTTAGCTCCTTTAGTCTGATTGGTCGGGATTTCGGGTCGCGACCCGAGCGCGTGCGCCGTTACTGCGCGGCCCTGCCCAGGTTCTTCCAAGCCTCCTCGCCGCCCTTGACCATCTCGTCGTAGGCTTTCTGCTTGATCGCCTCGGCGTCGGCGAAATTGTACGGATGCATCGGCGTCGAGAACGCGCTGACGGCGTCCTTCACCGTATTGCCGCTGCTCGCCGGCTTGACGTCATGGGTGAGCGAGTCGAATGAGGCCTTGATTTCGCCAGGCCCCCAGCCCTTGGCACGGTCGCCGAGCTTGGCATCGACAACCTGCTTGCGGATCTCGTCCAGTTCGATGTCGTCGACCTTGAGCTTGTCGCCGAGCACCGCGCGCGCCTTGCCGACGACCTCGGCGCGGTCGCGTGACATGGCGTCGAGCTTGGCCGGCGTGACCTTGGCATCGGCGAGCTGCTGCTTGAGGGTGACGATTTCCGCATCCTTAGCCTTAATGCCGTCCTCGGCCTTCTTGATGCTGTCCTCGCACTCCTCCTCCTCTGCCTCCTTCTTCTTCTTGAACTGATCGAACTCGTCGCTCAGCTTCTTGTAGCTGTCGTTCATCTTCTGGATCGTGCGCTGCACGATTGCCGCCGCAGTGTCGGCCATCTGGCACTCGATGCCGTCAACAACAACCGTCTTCAAATTCATGGCGTGATCTCCTTTGCTGCCATCGTCGCCAATCTTCAGCTGATCTCCACCACGCGCATTGGCGACGACGGCGAGGTGGTTGGCTCTTATGTTGGATTGCACGGCGTCGTATTCTTCGCCGTCCTCGGTGACGCCTGCGCTCCAGTCCAGATCGCAGTCATAACCGACGCTCAGTTGGTTCTTGCCGTCTTTGAAGGCGCGAATCGCGCTGGCGTCGCGCAGCATCATCGGGACGCGCACGGTGGTGCCATCGCGCAGCACGTCTTCGCCGGTGTCACCGACAGCGTACTTTTTCCAGTTTTCGGTGGTGACGATCTCGCGGGGATGATCGAGCGTGATCGGCAGGTTGGTGTAGCTGCGCACCGCGTCGTTTGCGAAGACGGAATCGGCCGGGCGATAGACGCGCACCTGCTCCAGATCCGGCCGTCCGCATTCATCGCCGTGATAGAGCTGAATGCCGGTGCGCGCGATGCGCGGCATGGCCTTGAGCACGCCGTCCCGGGTGTAGGTCACCTTGGCGGCGTCATCCAGCTCGATCGTGTCGCACATGGCAACGCGCGCTGGCTCCGCATCGCCGACGATCCTGAATAGATCCGCGGCGTCCGATTCCTCATAGGTCGCGGTCTCGCGGCCCATCGGGTCGCGCTGCAACGTCTTGCGTCGGCGCTGCGTGGACAGATCAGCGTCTCCGACGAATTCATCGCCGTTCCAGAACGCATCGCCCATTGCCGCATTGGCGGTGGCGATCGCCTTGCCTTCGTTGCCGTTGTAGGTCTTCAGCGCAGCGTTCGCGATCTTCGCCCACTTCTTACGCCGCTCGGGCGTGTTGGCCTTTTTGGTGTGGCTGGTCGCCTCAGCGGCGGTCCATGGCATTGTCAGTCTCCTGACATGTTGTCGCACCGACAAGTGTCGTGTTCATGCGATTTGTTGACGGAAGAAGTTGCTGATCGCGTGCCGATGGATCAACAACCATCGTGTCAATGCCTCGCGATCTACATCAACAAGTCGCTGTGGCTCAGTGACTTGTTGTTGTAGACAGCGTCGCAATCGCGAAATCTGAAAGGTCGGTTTGCTATATTAGTGGCACGGTCAGTCGCGGTGACTGATCGGGCTTTTTGACAAACGAGGAAACTATGACCACACGAGTAGAAAGAACTCGCGCGAAGCACAATGCCCTGACTGCAGAGTACGGGCGACTGAAAACGAGAGAAGAGAAACTGAAGGCCGCACTTCGCCGCCTCTGGGATAAAGAGGAGGAGACGAGGCGCGCAATCGTTCGCAGTCAGAAGCGGCTCGACAAGTTGCTGATCGTGACCCACAACGCGGGGCCGACCGCCTCGCCGTTGCCGGAAGTGATCAACAAGGTCGAGTCCAAACCGGCGGAGGTCATTGACGACGGGATACCCGACGAGTTCCGACGGGGACCCAAACCCGCCGCGCCGGCCGCGCCTGTCGCAGACGTCACCGAAGTCTCTTGGTCTGAGATGGTCGGTGATGATCTGCGCAGCGAGGCGGCCAGCAAGCTGCGCGCCGAGATCGCGACGACCAAGAAACAGAAACGCGCCGGGCAGGATGCCCGCCGCAAGGCCGCGCGATCCGGCGAGACCAAGCGCATGCCACTGAGCGGGAAAGACGCCGCGCGGTTTATCGCCGACGGCCGATAACACTTCAAAAGCCCCAGCTGAAGCTGGGGCTTTTTCGGTCCTAACCGCAGCGCTCGGAAAGCGGTCTTGGCGACGGAATTAAAACCGTCGTCGCAGGCCGATTCCGGGCGTTTTTCTATGGGTGCGACATACTGACAGGGCATCTTGCCCTATAGGGCATTGCGCCCTATATGTACGTCGTAAGAGAGAAAGACGGGCCCGAGCCTCCGGCCCAGTGTGCGAAGAAAGGGGCGCCCAGCAGCGGGACACACGCGCATCCGCCTAGTGCCCGGTCGGCCAGCCCATCGCAACGCGCTTCGGCGCGACCAATGCCCACGGGGCGGCGCACTTCCACAAGCGCGCGCTCGCGGCTGGCCGGATGGCCGGGGACGCATGCAAGCGCGTTGCGGTCAAGCAAAGCGAAAGCTTTGCCCAATTAGGCCGGTGAGGTCTCGCGTTCATTTGGCACGTCTGCGGACGATGACGCGAGCGCCTTTGGCACGCCGGTCTTATTGGGCAACAGCAAAAGGAGCAAACAATGCGAGCCCTTTACGAAGTCGCCGCCGAAGTCCGGCGCGACTGGAAGAAACCGTACTTCGGCGCGGTGCCTTACCTCAGCGCCATGTCTTCGTTGGGACATGTCAACGAAAACTACGGCATGGATAGCGGCAAGTCCGTCGTCCGCTACTTCCTCGCCAACGCGTCGACCTGGCGCGGCGAAACCGCCAAGCGGGTCAAGGCCGAACTGAAGGCGATGGTGAAGTAATTGAATAGTCGGCCCTCCGTCCTATCCCTCCAAGCATCAGATGCCAGTTAGGTGATCAACGGACAACGGGCCGACAATTCCCCTTTAGCCATCGCGGTCAACGTGAATGCGCCGACCGAAACCAGGCGGCGCAGAAAGGAGGCAACTGCAAGCGGCAGGCTCATACCCTTCGGTGGGCGACCTGCCGCTTCCGGGTGCAATCCAGCATCAAAACGAGGAGCTAACAAATGGCTTGGAAGCCTGAAGTGTTTGTTCAGGGCGCATGGTCCCGCAACGGGCTCGTGTTTGCCACCAAACAGGAGGCCGAGGACAACGCCAAAAACCTGATGTGGCGTTGGCTCTTGGTCGAGGACACCCGCGCCGTCGAGGTCGATGAGCCGGTCAACTACAAATGGGAGGCCAACAAGTTGGTCCCCGCGGAGGCCGTTAATGCGTGACTTCGTCATCCACAACCACGGCAGCATCTTCCTGCTGCAGCCGGAATCCGAGGCGGGTCGCGCCTGGATCGCCGAGCACATTCCCGAGGACGCGCAGACCTGGGGCGACGCGATCGTCGTCGAGCATCGCTACATCGACGCGATTGCAGCCGGCGCGATGTCTGACGGCCTCACCGTCGAATGATCCAGCCCGAGCCGCGCCTCACCCGCGCGGCTCTCACGGGATCAACCCGAAACGAGGAGCAAACATGACACGCGAACAATTTTGGCGCGACTACCAGGAACACCTCGCCCGCGCGATGCGCGAGCAACCAGACCAATACATGCTGCTCGATGCTGCCATCGTTGCGGCGCGCATGCGAGCTGCGGTTGAGAACAAGGGCATCGGCGGCATCATCATCAACACAAGCCGAGCCTGGAACCGGATGGCCCGGCAAGTCGGCATCAAGAACACCTATAAGGCCTGGGCGCCGTTCCTTGCCACGCTGACCGACTGATCCAGTCCGAGGCCTCGCGAGAGGCCTCCAGCGGGATCAACCCGAAAACGAGGAGTATAAATGGCATTCAAGATCAAGAACTACAGAGGCGTCCGCAACACACCGGCCGAGATGGCCCTGTGGAAGCGCACGCCCAAGGACTACCGCGGCATCGTCAACGGCGTCCGCATGGTCCTGCACATGAACCCCGAAACTGGCGCGACGGAGCTGTGGCCGCTGAGCGCGGTCTATTCCGAGGAAATGAAACGAGCGCTCAACGAAACGAGGAGCACATGACCAAAATCACCGTGTTCACCCTCACGACCGAGGGCGACAATTGGCCAATCACCACCGAGGTGTTTCGGACCAGCGCAGAGGCGCACGCCAAGCTGCGAGAATACCTCGCCGACGTTTATGACGGCGATATCGCAACAGTTCCCGACAACGAATTGTCAGACTTGTTCTCCGAGCAGTTTGACGGCCCGGCCTGCATCGAGGAGCACACGCTGTGAAAGAGCAACTCATCAGCGCCCTGACCATCATCCGCAAGGCGACCGACAAGGAGCTGGTCGCCCTGCTGGCCAGGGCCCGGAAGGAACCGGGCCCGGCGGCCGCGACCATTGCCGAGGCGATCAAATCGGAAATGGGCATGCGCGCCGCCGCGACCTACGCGAAGCGGCACTACCACTGAGCGCAACACCGGGCGGCAGCGATGCCGCCCCATGGTGCGTTTAAGGAGGCACCAACTCATGAAGAAGATCACGGTTTACGGGTTGCCCCTCAACCCGAGGCCGTTGTTAGACCAGCTTACCGACGCTTCATTCTGCGTGAGCTACGCGACCAGAGAGAGACTTGGTTCGCAGTTGGACGACGCTATCAGTCTGACAAACGCGGACGGCATCCTGCTGGTCGACAACGGTGCGTTTTCGCATTTCAAGAGCGGCGGCAGCATGACCCCCGACTACGTCGCGGGCTTTGAGCGCTGGGCGCAGAGCATCTTGGATCGCTGCCCGCAGGCGATCGCGGTGCTGCCCGACGTCATCGGCGGCACCGAGGAGCAAAATGTCGAGCTGATCAACACCACCGCGCTCGACACCGACCGCTGCATGGCGATCTGGCACTTGAACGAAAGCATCGAGTTTTTGCTCTACCTGTGTGAGAGCTTCAACTGGATCGGCTTCGGCAGTGCCGGCGAGTACTGGCAGCCCGGCACTGAGAAGTGGCACGCCCGCATGCGCGAGGCGTTCGCCGCGATCGAGGCTTGGGAGCGAGAGAGCGAAGGCGCCTACATCCGGCCGCGCATCCACTTGATGCGGGCGCAGGCGTTCGCGCACCTGCATCCGGTCGACAGCTCCGACAGCACCAACGTTGCCATGAACCACAACCGCCAGCTCAAGAAGAGCGGTGAGACCGTGGCGGCGTTTGCGGGCCGGATCGATCGTACGATCCAGGCGTCCGCTGGCCCGGAGGCCGACCACCAGGTCAAGCGCCCGTTGCTCGATCACCTGGAAATGAAGCGCGCGCGTTGGGAGTGGGCGGCACTGCCGAATGAAGCGACCGAAGAGCCGCACCCGCTCGACATACCGGACTTCCTGAAACGCGCAGCCTAGCGCAACACCGAGGGCCTACGGGCCCTCCATGGTGCGCTTGCACCAAACGGAGCAAATCAAATGGAAACGAAAATCGTGAAGGTCACTGAGGAGCTAGGAGAATGGTCGACGGCGACAAAGGCCAACACCGAGTTTATGGACTGGTGGAAGCTGCTCGATGACGAAGGCAAAAAGCTCGGCGTTCTTGGCTTTGGTTTTTCGGACGCCAGAGGCGCTTACGAAACGGGCGACGCCCCAGCGAAGGCTGCCAAGTCGCTTTTGCGATCTTGGGGCTACAACGACGAAGCGTAACACCGAGCCCCGGCGACGGGGCTCCATGGTGCGCTTGCACCCCGGCGTTGTAGCGCCGGCCACAAAACGAGGATCAACAAATGGTCAAGACTATCCTAACCGGCCACGTCTCGCCGGAAACCGCATACGTCGTGGACGACTACCCCTACGGCTTCAGGCTGCGTTGCAAGATACGCTACTGGCTGGAGTACAAGCGCAAGCATGGCTTCCGTCTCGTGTCGCAGACCAGCAACCCGAAGCGACCTGGGCTGGTCTGGAACAAGCCCAAGGCATCGACCTATGCCAAGTTTGGCGCGGCCATGTATCTCAACGAGGAAGGCCACGTCACGTGGTCCGGTCTCGGCGAATACTCGACCGGCGCCGAAGCGAAAGCCTGGCTCGACACCTACGGCGAAGGCGTGCCCGAGGCCGGGCGCGACCTACTCAAGCGGTGGATCGCGGCTAAATTGGCCTACGACAACAACCGCAAGCCCGGTGATGCGCTCGACGTCGGATTGACCGAGGCACGCGAGGCATTCTTGGAGGCCAAGTGACCACTAACGAACGCCACGCGCTGGCGATCCTGGCCGGGTGTCCCGATGGGGCCACCTGGCTGGCGCTCAACCAGCGCCACGTGCTGCATGAAACGCTGATGTATCTGCAGGCCGACGGCCTGATCTGGATGCAGCTGCAGCAGACCGGTGCGCGCGGGTCAGACTCGCGCCAGCTGGTCGTGCCGCGATATCGCATCACCGAGAGGGGCCGCAAGGCGCTCAAATGACCGTGGCGCCGGGTGTGTGTAGCACCCGGCGCCTGCCGGCGCGCCGGGAAAACGAGGAGCAAACCCGGCCGCCGGCCTAGCAACCCTACACCCGTTTAGGGCATAATGCCCGAGAAAGGTCATCTTTTGGACGCCGGTGCGTCGCTTCCGAACGCGGGCCAACGCCGAACGCTTTGTCAAGGCGCAGGGTGCCGGCGCCGTGTTGCAGGATTATTAGACATGACCAAGAACCAGTATCGCGCAGCGCTTGACCGGCTTGGGCTGACCCAAGCTGCAGTTGCCGAGTGGCTCAAGGTTGATGAGCGCACGTCGCGACGCTGGGCGCTGGGCGAAGTTGCGATCCCGGAGGCCGTCGCCAAGCTGCTGCGCTACATGGTGGCGCATAACTTAACCCCAGAGGATTTTCCATGATCAAGAAACCAGAACCCTATCGCGACAAGCTGGGTCCGATCCCGCCGGAGAATTTCGACGGTGATTTTGAGCCTGGCGAGACGCCGCCCAAGGGCCGCGACCCGGTCCACGATCGGCTGGCCGAGCATGTCAAGCGCCACAAACCGAAGGAGAAAACATGACCGCTAAGAGTCGCAACCGCGCGCTGCTGCTGATCGGGGTGTTGGCCGCGCTCGGCATCATGGCTAGCGCGAACAACATACCGGCACCGCCCGAAGAGGGCGCGCCCACGCTGAAAATAGAGACCGTGGCCGAGAGGGCAGAGGCCGATCGAGTGCTGGCGGCGGTTGCCGCCAAGTGCGGAGCGCAGCCGAGCAGAATCCACAAATTCGCGCCGACCGCACTGACTGCACGGGCCAAGACCGTCAGTGCTGATTACACAGTGGTCTGCGCTGGCGTGTACGGCGCGCAAGTTTGCGGCGAAAAGTCCGATCACTGCGCGGCTGGAGAAATCATCAACGTAAATAAGTGGACCAACGTCCAGCCGAAGTCCTAATCGCGTTCTGACTGCTCTCGGGGCTCACGCAGCTCCGGGGGCAATTCTGCTTCATGCTCAGGGGTCCAGGGGTCCGGCACGTCATCGCCATAGGCTAGCGCGATGTACTTCTCGCGCGTGATCTCGATCCCCTTCGCTTTCATCCATTCAAGCAGGTGATAGGCCAAGGTCCCAAACCTTTTGCTGCGTCTCGGCGAGCGAGCGCTTGCCCTCGTTGTAGTCGCGCCAGATCGCCTCTACGTCAGCCTTGTCGATCTTTGCGAACAGGTCCCGCTTGGCTTGCCAGGCGATGGCCTGCAATTGCTGCGGGACGATCCCCAGCTCGTGCGCGGCCTCGCGGTAAGAGATCGGAAG